TTTGAATATTTTTTTAGTATTTCCTCAACCGACTTCAATTGATCAGGTGGAGGCTTTGGTGTCGGCAAAGAACTCGGCGGGGGAGTGGCGGGGGCGGCTGTTTTCGGCGCACCATCACTGGGCGGGGCTACTGGTGGAGCGGCCTTAGGTAAAGGTGGTGGTGTGATAGGAGGAGTAGAACTCCCATCGGTTGGTTTTCCCTGTGGATCTGCCATCTATATCCCCTTAAAATCCTCCATCACCATTTTCCATTCTCTGCTTTTCTTCCTTCAAATGCTGAATCAACATTGTTATATAAATTTGACGCTCCCACGGAACCATATTTTCAATATCAGTCAACGAATATTTGTGATGTTGCATCATCGCAAAGTTGGTTTCAAAATGATTCATGAGCGAATCGTGGGAGGTCGATATCAGAAAAAATCTCGCATCCCCTCCAATGTAATCTTCTCTTTATTTTGACACCTCTTACACTCAAAATCAACTTCTTTCTTGAGTTTTGGCATTGTTTCAATAAACCCCATCATTTTTTTCAACTGATCCTGACTGAGGTGAAGTATGAAATTTTCGATCTCTTCTTTCTCGATGTCTTTGGCATGAAAAACTTCATTTTTCGTATATACCGTTTGGATACACGATGCCAGAACACTGGTTGCTTTGTCAAGTTCAGGTCTGTCTTCGTTGAAAATTTCCATGTCTTTCAATCTTGGATATCCCATCTCAACAATCACATCGGGAGATATCACGATTTTTTTCTTGTGTTCCTCGTTTGTAACTGGCTCGATTTCACTCAAATCAATATTGATTTCACTTGAAACACCGCATTTTCCACACTTTATCGAGGGCGTTGCTTTTTCTCCGACCGACTTACTTCTAATTTTCAGAAATAAGTATTCTAAGTCTATTACGGGAGCATTATTAGATTCAAATTCTCCGAATGTGCATGAACTTACTACCTGATTAATAGCGTTATAAATTTCATTCTCATTCTTTGACTCTGACGCTATAAGAAGAAGTTTCTCCTCTTTCACCAAGAAAGGTCTATAATGTATTCTCCTTCCAGACGAGGGCAAAGTCAGTTCGTATTTTTGAATTCCTAATGCTGATACTAAAGATGACATCATGATCTCCTATTGTATATTATTATTTATCCGATAATACCAAAACCCTGTAATTGACTTGCGAAAGCCATTCCCATTCTAACAATCTTCGCTTCGACATCAGCCTTGAGTCTCTGATTTTGATAACTATCCCATTCTCTCTGAGCCTCCGCAACAGACTTCTCACGAAGTTCTCTTTGGAAGGGACCTTCGGGATTTGGCGACTTGATTGGATCAACTGCGGGTTTCGTATCGTAAAAGTTTTTATATCTCAACGCTTCACGAAACATAAAGTCCACTTTGACTGTGGTTGGCTTTTGTGACTGGTCATAATTCAGACTACCTCCGTTTATCGTTAGATTGTACGGATAAACTTCGGTCAACTTTATTCCAGGTATTGAGAATGTGGGGTTGTTAATAAGTGCGAAGACCTCTTCAATACTCTTGATCGTGCTTGGCAACATAATAATGTCAATCTCTGACTGCTTCGTATAACTATCATAGAAATCAGCCAATCGAGTTTCTTCCGAAACAATTCCACCCATCCACTGTTGAAACAACTCCTTCTCAAAATAATCACCAAGGCAATAAAACTCAAAGGATGCACCAGCATCATTGAAAGAGTTTATACCATATGGAATTTTTCTTTCGGGTGAAGTAACGCCGAAATCGTGTGTATAGAACGCCTTTTGAGGCAGGGTGGCATTGAAACAAGTGGTCAGAAGTCTTGACTGGATTGTAGTCAAACCCGCATATCCCTTACCACCGAATCTCAAATAATTTCTTGAAACATAGGAATTCGGTTTGATGAGGGCCACCCATCGGTTTGGCTTGGCATAGCCAGACTGACGCATATTGGCATATATTGAATCTATGAAATTTGCCATTTTATCCCTTTAAGTATCTATTCATAGAATCCCAAACCTCTTGCTTAGTCGCACCTTTGAATCGTTCAATCGGAAGAAATGCCGTAACTTTCCATTCTGTGGAGGGAATCACATTCACCTTCGATTTGATATTTGAGATATAATATCTTTTCACACACTTTTTCAAACTCGTTGACATCGCAGAGTTTTTCAATATTTGATATGTGATATTTAGATATGAAGGCGGATCTTTATGATAGTTTGGGTTGTCAACATACTTGAGCAAACCATTCATAAACGCCGCCCTGATGTTCGGCTTTAGATAATGCAAATTCAATCCCAGTAAAGAACTTCCGCTTTTCTTTATCAAGATAATGAGGGGATATTCGTCCCAAAAATCAAGTTTGTACTTGGTTCTTGGTTCATATCCAAAAAACATCATAGTTCCAGTCTGAAATGTATTGGGAGAATTAGCACCCTTTTTTGATCGGTTGAACTTATCGGGTCGCATTTGCGACTCGATCTTGCTCATGTTTACAGCAAGCCATCTGGTGGCGGCATCAGATTTAGGATCTTTCCCTGTTTTTTGATACTCACGAAGTTTTTTATTTACTTCATTGATACTCAATTGTCACCTCCACATGGGCCTTGACATGGGCCTCACTTGGGCCATCCGTCCATGCGGTCAATCTGGGGTGACTTCTTCTTTCGCTTGAGCATCATTCTGGCTTTGAAGCCACCTTTGGGGCCAGGAGGTTCCTGACCGGGAGAAACGCCCGCTATGTTGCCGTGTCCGACAGCATTGACTGGAGCATCCTCCTCAACACCCTTCTTCTTCGCCTCGGACAGGATGAAGTATCCGACTTCGTTCGCTTTGTATACGGAATGCCCAAGGCACTCATCAATCGGCAGTAAGTCTTCGTTGATATTGACCTCTCTGCCACGAATCACATACACGCCTGCGGGCACGGGCACGGGCGGGCGTGAGGACTCGGCAAGAGTGTCAATCATGATGCCCTGACTGAGGAAGTAGTTTCTAATCAGGCTTTCGGCGAGATTGGATTCTGCATTGTCCTCAAGGCACAGGTCTCTCATAGTGAGTATGGAACGAACCACAGCCCCGACCCTGTTCCGAATGGTTTGTCCATCGTGAGCCTCTGCGAGTTTCTTGACACGCACACAGAGTTTCACAAACTTGGACTGGCTGTCGGGCATGGCCGACCAAGGCGATGTCGTAATCTTGTCGAACTGGTGGGTTATGAGAGCGTTAATGTCCATCATATGCTCCTAAGCATTTCTACTATTTTTGAGTCTAACTGTATGGACACCACATCAACACCGACATCGAACCTTGGATTCCCGTCTGGTAAATAATTCAAGAATACTAAAAAGGTCTTTAGTATGTAGTGAAGTTCTTTTTCAATACGAAAGAAAAGGAGCCGAGTTGAAGCCTCGACTCCGAATACATTGTAGAATGTAATGATATGATTGAGAATCAAACGCTCACGCAGGACACCAGTCTTCTCATACTTTCGGAATAACCGCTTCAGATAAACTATCCTCGCTATGTCTTCTTCAAACTCTTCAACCCCGCCAGTGGGATTGTCGTAGTTTTTCATGGCATAGTGAACATAATTTTTATCATTTAAAGGTTCACCGAACATTCATTCCTATCAGATCGGGATAATCCTCGCCGCAAGATTTGTGGCTCCATCCATGGTTCTCTTGGAAGCAACAGCAAGTCCAAGTTTATGGCCCAACTTTCGCTCAATCATATTCTCACGAGTTGTTCCATGTTGAGACCCATCGTTGCCGAAATAACCACCGAAGAGGTCGAGTTCATAAACTCTTTCACCTTCAACACGAAGGTCATCACCTCTAACAGGAGCAAAACTCAAACCGATGGAGTGAAGCGTGTTCCAGATTTCCTTGAAAGCCTCATTTGGATTGATGTATGGCTTGGCCGATATAGCACCAAGATAGGTGTTGATTCGGTCAACTTCATTGGGCATCAACTTAGCAAGGTTTTGGTTGAAATCAAGTGAGTTCTGACCATCCATGGGGCCAACACGACCACGCCAACCGCTGAATGGTGCGGCGTGATGGTATTCCAAAATCGTTTGTCTCAAATTCTTGAAACTACGCATCATCACTCCCTTAGTTATAACCCGTTGAAGGTATTTGCACCGATTTGACGATCAAAACTTACATGGAATCTAACAGCGGAAGTAGCACCACGAAGAAGTCCTGGGAAAGTAGAACCAGAATTATCAAAACCTGTAAGTGTAATAGATGTCTTATAAGTTGCAGAATTTACACTGCTGTTTGATCCTGTTGCGGCCTGAAGATTTGTGAATCGAATTACTGCGACATTTCCGCCCGTCACAGGTGCTGAAGTTGGACCAAAGAAATCAGCGTGGACCTCAGCGGGAACTTTGGCAGTATCTATCAAATCAAAACCTTGATACAACGAGAATCCAGTTTGACTACCCGCTGTAAATCCGATATTTTGCGTAAAGTTAAAGTCGTTCAAACAAACTTTAATATACGCTGTAACGCCAAATGGTAAACCGAGCGAGGAAACACCCAATTTATTGGTTCTATAAGAATATGTCTGCGAACCAGTGATAGAACCAAGTGTTCCGCTATGCGATACGCCCGCACTTTCTGGACCACCAGCAGTACAACTATCTCCATCAAACGGACAGGTAAAATATGGAGTATAGTTTGGCAGGTCTAAAGCATAAGCCGCTCCACCATTATAAAAACCTGCGCCAGAAAGACCAGAACCACCATAACCAGCACCGTAAGCACTTGTTAAGCCACGGATAAACCAGTTATTCGTTCCTGATCCATAATTCGGTCCAACTGCATTACCAGATGATGATGTACCACCCGTAACATCAGTTGGCATGGCAACAATAAGTTCAAGTGTCGGAATGTGAGCGGTTGGGCCATTCAACTTCCAACCATCAAACTGGTTGCCGTAGGCATTAGCCGATGGAACTTCCCATCCACGGACGGTACGGACGCAATTACGCTTCTGAGCCTTGTTCAGCCAAGATGGTTTGGATTCTTCTCTATCGTTATTACGCCATGTTGCCATGTTGGGTAATCTCCTGTTTCCTACTTATTTAGTGTTTGTTTGGTGGTGTCAGTTCTTGCGGTACTTCTTGACGAGTTCTGGCATGAATGTATCGGCATCCTTACCCGCCGACAATCCCGCCTCAATCTCTTTGTAAAGACGAGGAATCGCCAACATATCAATCTGAACCCTGTTGAAATGCTTGGTGAAGGCGGCGTTCACGGCCTTGTCGAGTTGCTTCTTGTTCATCGTGGCCTCAAGAACCACATCGCTGAGGACATCAATCTCCTCCTCGTTGAGTTGGGCAAGGAACTCACGCATATCCGCTTCAATCTGCTCTTTGTGACTGGCCAATCCCTTATTGACGGGCATACCCTTAGTGGGTGGCTTGGCGGTCTTCTTGGCGACTTCCTTAGGAGTGGCCAGTTTAGCGGTGGGAACGATACCCTCATTCATTCGCTTCTCCACTTCCTTCTCAAAGTGAAGAGGGTCTTCCTTGCTGACATCACAGCCGCAGTCCTTCACCGCTTCGGAAAGGTGCTTGCGGAGGATGTCCCGCTTGGTTTCGCTCGTGACAATCTGACCCGACTCATAGGTCTCCCGAAGAGTCTGAGCGGCCCCGTGAGAGGCATCAACAACCCACTTGGGAGCGGGCTTAATATTGTTTTCGGGCTTGTCGCCCCCGCCGAGAATCTTCATGACATCATTGAGCAGGTTCTGATTGTGTGGTTGGCTGAACATTTGTTCCTCTTTCCGATATTAGCATATTTATCTATACGAAACCTTAGCCACCCTTGGCTTTCTTCCAAAGGTCTTTGTCGGCTGTATGACGAGTCTTACCGCCAACGATGAACGAATTCACCCGTGCGAGTGCCCATGCGTGAGAGTTCGCACCTGGTCTGTGGCCGCCCTTCCAAGCCCCCATACCCCTGTCATAAACTTGTTTCAGAATACGATAGGAAATGCCGCTCTTGGCCGACTTCTTTTTCAGAGCCTCAATCTGGGCTTCTTTTATATTTAGACGCAAGTCTTTGAATGGTTTCATTACTTTTTCTCTGGGTCATTGCCCCAAATCTTCAGGGCAAGTAACTTACGGGTCGGCTTTCCATCGGGTTCACGCAGTTTGCCCTTGGCTCCTGACATACGATTGATGAAGTTGATTTGACGCTTTGCCCACTCCCAATCGTTATCGGTCCAAGTCTCTTTCTTACGCTTGAGCATACGGACGATGGCTCGGGCGGAGTCACGGCCAGATTTAATCTTACCGCCTTCCGAACCCGCCTTGCCCGCCTCCTTACGACTCAATCCCGCCTCTTCGCCCTCTTCGGAGTCAATGAAGTCAGAGAGTTCTTTGGGGGACATATTGACGAGTTTAGACCACTCCTTGTAGATAGCGTCCTTCTCTTCTTCGGCCACTTCGTTGATTCTGCCTCGTTCACCTGGCGTGTCGTGCTTGTAAGTCTTGACAATCTTGTCAGTCCCGACAGGCAACGGACCTCTTGGTCCCTTGGCAGTCCAATCCCATGCGCCTTCTATGACAATCTCTCTGTAGATTTTGTCAATCGCAGACTCAACCATATCGCCCTCAGGCTCTACGGAATCGTTGTGCATCTTCCATGCGGTGGCATAGAACACTTCCTTCCAACGGCTTCCATATCGCTTCTGAAACTCTTTCTTGATTTTCTCTTTCTTGGAGAAGCGACGAGCGGGGCCTGCGGGCGGGCTGACCTCTGTCATGAGATACTCCACATCCTCGTCAAGCGTGGTCTGCTCGTTCACATAGTTTTCATAGACCCGTTCCTTCTCCCATTCAACGAACCCACGATAGACCTCTGCGGCCTCGTGATGGCCCTTGACCTTGGAGATGCGCTCCATCTCAAGAGCCTTGTTGATGCGCTTCTCAAACCCATAGTGTTCAAACCCTTCAATCATGGACAGGGCCGAATCAACCTCAAACTGGTTCTTGATGGCCTTCAATGCCCCGCCCTTTTTGGCGAGTTGCTTGAATGCCTGAGTGTACTTGGACGGCTTGGTCTTGATATCCTTCTCTTTGGGGTCGGTGAACTCCCATGTCTTGGGGTCATCATCGGGGGCATCCTGACGAGCGGCTAACTTCTTCTTGCGAGCCACAGCCGCCGTCTTGGACAAGCCCTTGACATACTTCTTGGGCATTCCCACCTCTTTGTCTTTGGGGGAACCCTTGGTCTTACCCGTCTTGGTGGTATACTCCTTGCCTTTACCAATATCAGCCTCAGAGACGGCCTCGGTCTTGCCCAGTTCGCCCTTCTCCTTATCACCGCTGTCACGCTTGATTTTACCACGAGCGGCCAGACGAGCCGCACCCGTGGAGCCAACGACTTTCATCGCCTGCCCATAGGTCACATCGGTCGTTCCGTGCTTATCTTTAATCTTGTCAAGCAGGGTGTCAAGGTGGCCCTTCATTGCCTTGCCCTTGAACGCCAAGTCCGCCTCGGCAATACCCTCGCCCTCGGGCGTGTAGTCCATGGAAAGGAACATGGAAAACTTCTGTGCGGCGAGATTCAGTTTGGCCGCAATCGTGTGTGCGCTCACATCAGCACCCGTGGTTGTGGCGATAGAGTTTGCCACATCCATGAGGGAGTGGAAAACATACTTCTGAACTTGCTTACCGTATTCGGTCTTCAAGAACTTGTGTACGAATGTTGCGATGATTCCCGAAGCACCCAAAGCGATGGCGAGTTGCGCCATGAACTTGTTTTTGACTTCATCCGCCTTATTCTTGTATTGTTCGTCGCTGACTTTGCCCCGCATTTTAATCAAGTCTACTACACCGCTCAATACGGTAGGCGATTTGGCAACGGTTCTCATGGCGTTTACCAGTTCGGCCTTCGCCATCTCGGTCAGGACAGCCTCGGATAACTCTTCTTCCTCTTCTTCATCGCCTTTTCGTTGTGAACCAACTTCGGGTTGAGGATAGATGGCCTCGGCGGGGTCAACGGTGAAACCCGTCTTGCTGAGGAACTGAAGTCCAAGGAGAACCTTGGTGGACATATGACTACGGTCGCCGATGGAGAACTTGATGTTTGGAAACTTTTTGCCATGGAACTCGATATCCATCAGCACTACCATACGCTTCTTTTTTCCAATACCACTCTTAACCGTAATACGACTGACAATCTTCTTGGTGACTTTCTTTCCGTTCGGAAGAACAAAGGTGGCCGTATGGTCTCCGTTATCCTTGATGTCCGTGGCGTGAATCATGTTGTAGCCGCTGTTGCCCGTGTCAACTTTGGCCTTGTATTCCACACCGTCGATCTTAACGGTCTCACGGACAGCAAGATTTGAGAACAACTTCCAATGAGCCTTGTTGGTCAAATAGTCCACGAAGTCCTCAACCAGTTCCTCACCCTTAACATTATCCTTACCCTTGCCATCCTCGTAGTAGCGGTAGTAGATGTTTCCACTTCCTGGACTGGCGTTCATCTCAATGATGTAAGGCTTGCCGTCATTGATTACATGGTCAATGCCGACATAGTAGCACTTGCTGACCCGTGCGGCTTGCTCCACCAACTTGATTTCCTCGTCAGACAGTTGGAACGATCCACCCTTAGAACCACGGGCGATGTTCGTACGGAAATCCTTGGGGGCCTTGTCCCGCTTGGCACAGGCGAAAATCTTGCCGTTCAGGACGATGCTACGAACATCGTTCTTGAAATCAGGCAGGAACTCCTGAATGATGACCTCGGCCTCGTACTTCCACAGGGTCTGGAGAACGCTCTTGAGGCTCTCCAAACTCTCAATCTTGGACACGCCGATGCCTTCGGCTCCTGTAAGGGTCTTGACGATGACGGGGAACTTGCCACCGATTTCCTTGACCGCCGCTTCCACATTTTCCTCGTTGGCGACGAACGCCGTGCGTGGGTGTGGGAGGCCGTGCTTCTTGAGGGCGATGGCTGTCTCCAACTTATTGGCACACAGTTCCATACCGCCACGCTCGTTGACCATGAACACGCCGTTGTTCTGGAGGATGGTCATGATGGCGACACCGATATCGCTGTTCATCACGCCACCACGAACCACACAGACGGTGTTGGCGGGGTCAATCGTGATGTCACTCTCTTCGCCGTCATAGTTGCGAATCTTAATCTTCTTGGAAGTCACGGCTGAAAGTTCAACCTGAGCCTTGCTTGTCTTGATGGCATAGAATGTAATGCCCTTCTTCTTACAGATTTCACCCATTTTCTCAACGGTGTCGCTGAGGTCGTTCTGAGACGAGGTGAGGGCGAGGATGGTCACATCGGGCTTATCTTTAGTTTGCTCAAGGACAAACTCTTCCTTGAGACCCATGCCCTTGCGGACATCGTTGTAGAGTTGTTTCTTGAGGGTTTTATTTGAGCCAGGCACGCCGAGCGAGAAATTGGCAAAGTCACCGCTAAAAGCCGCCGCTCGCATCTTGGAAGCGGACATACCTGACACGCCAGATGACGCTTCGTCCCGTGCTTCGCCCGCCACTACAACATTGAATGTATCAAATGAGTATGTGCGCTTGCCTGTTGTATCCTTTTTACCCTTATACGAACCAATCTTTTGATAGTCAGCAAGGTGGTCATCGCCCGTGATGACGGTGATGTTCTTGTAGCCGAGTTCGCAGAGATAGAGAACGGCATCGTACGGATTGATGGCCTTGTTCAGGGGAACATTCGCCTTGGGGAAGAACTTCTTGAGATATGTCACCTTCTGAGTGTGAGTCAGGGGGTTTCTCTTCGGGTCTTGTGTCTTGGAGACGAACAAGAAATGGTCGGCGTTCTTGGACTTAGCGAGCGAGAGCAACTTGTCAACCACGACACCGTGGCCGATGGTCGGAGGGTTCATGCGTCCGAAGGCGAAGACGGCGGACTCCTTGCGAGCCTCTTGAAGTTGCGTGCCGTGTTCCGTGAACTTCCGAATCATTGGTTGACCTTTCTATTCTGCCGACTGAAACGAAGACGATTGACCAACTTGACCACTCGTCCCGAACGAGCGATGACGAAACCTTCTGGGTCGGTGGGACGAATGCCGTCCTCATCAACAAAGAAGTGGCCGAACTGCGAGATGCCATGGAGTTTCGTCAGAATCATCTCCTTCACATTCGCAATCATGTTGTGTAGAGTGAATAAATCAGTGAACTGCTTATCGTAAGCGTTGATAAAGTTGAGGGCCTTGTTCATCATCTCGGTCTTCGCTTGTTGACCCTTCTGAGTCTTGAGTTTATTTATATCCTTTTCAAACTTTGTCTTCACTACCTTTGCGAAACCAGACGCTGAGAACTGACTCAGACCTCCGTTGATGGTTCCGTTGATGTAGGGCATCAGATACTCCACCACATCCTTGCGAGAGAGTAGAGTAGGTAAAAAACCCGATACTGCTTTGGCGAGACTCTCGGCCTCACCGATTTTGGCGAGCATCGGGGCTGACTCGTCTGGTTTGAGGAGGGCAGGGGTGATGTCATATACATTCGGGTCCGTGAACCACACATCGGGGTTCTTCTTGAGTTTGCTTGAGTCAAAGTTGAAGGTGGTGGCCGACAGGCTCTCCATTGTCTTACCCGTGTAAGCCGTATGGAACACGATGCCTACCTTGGCCTTGGCGATGGCCTTGCCCACCTCACTATCGGTCGGGGTCGTATAAAGGATAGTATTGGGTTGAAACCCGATGGCCTGCTTCTTGTTCACCGAAAGCGTTTTTTTGTTGTCGGCGGTGAACAGGAGGTCGCCCTGAAGGACACCCTTTATACCCAACTTGGGTAGGTGCTTGAGGCACTCAATCAGTTTGGTCGCAAGGTCGGCAGGAAAGCCCGCCGCCTTGATTTCGGCTTCTGTATGGTATGCCTTGACCGTCTTGCTGAAGGCCGATTTAGTGGAGACGAAGAACTTGCCGCTACTGGGGTTTACGCCGCATACAACGGCAGGCTTGCCATCCCACTTGACAGACACCCCCATACCCGTCTGACCCGTCTGGAGGCTTTGTACGATGTCCTTGAGGAAGGCTATGGACAGGGCCAACCCGTCCTTACCCTGAAGAATCATGAGGTCTTCTATGTGGTCAAGGTGCTTGTTGAGAGACTTCTCTTCGTTCAGGTTATGTTCGGAATGTCCCGAAAATGAAAGCATGGGTTCTCCAAGACCATTTATTTAGATTACTTATCTGGTCTCGGGAACGGCGTTGGAGGTCAGGACATCCTGTATGGGCCGAAGGACATCCTCGGCTTCCTGCCCGTATAGGCAAGTATTACAATTTTTATTGAGGCATCGGAAGACGGGGATGTTGACGGTCACGGTAGCGGACACAACGGGCTTTGTTCGGTACTCCTCATTTCCCCCTACCGTGAAGGTATAGTCCTGCCACGAGCGACTGGTGGCATGACCGCATTGGGGACAGGAAGGGCACTCAGTTGTAAATTCACGCTTCGGAGGCACTTCCCGTCCTTTGAACCATGACGAAATCATACCGAACATTCCGTTTATTTATCGTTGTTGCCCCAACCGCTGAACGACCTCTTCGGCTTCGTCCAGAACTTGCTGTCCATATCGTCCTCTTCATCCTCCACGACCTTCTTCTTGTTGACAACGGCGGGCTTGTCGGAGGAGATTTGACCGAAGATGCTCTGCTCCTTATCGCTGACATCAAACAACTTCATCTTGGAGCGGTCAACACCGATGACAAACTTGCGATGAACGGTGGGGTCGCTGTAGCGATTCTTGAGTTGCTTCACCATCAACTGACCGCAGTCCTCCAGTTCCTCCGTGGAGATGAGGGCGAACATGAAGTCGGCTGTGTAGGGGAGGCCGAATGACTCTGATGTATCCGTGAGGTCAACATCGGTGCTGTTATAGCCCTGACGATTGGTCTGGGTGGCGGTGACGATGGGGACTCCCTGTTGAACGGCAAGGCCACGGAGTTCCTCGGCGATGGCTTTGATGTAGGAGAATGAGTTGACATTTGCGCTCATCTTGAAGCGTGTGGAGGCGCAGATGTTGAGGTAGTCAATGAAGACAATATCGGGCTTGAAGTTCTTCTTGAGCCGCAGTTCGTCCATGAGGTGTCGGAAGTGGTCGGTGTTCGCCGTGGCCGTGGGGTACTCCTTGATGATGAGTTTACCCGTCAGGCCCTTGGTGACCGTTTGAAGTTTGCGGTCGTAAACATCCTTGGGCAGGGTGTGAAGGTCATCCACGGAGACATCCATGAGGTTGGCATCAATACGCTCGGCGATGCGCTCCTCGGCCATCTCGCAGGTGATGTAGAGAACATTCTTGTTCTGGGCGAGACAGGCGGCGGCTTGGTGGCACATGAAGAGGCTCTTGCCCACGCCCGTGCCTGCGAGGACAACATTCAGGGTCTTGTTCGTGACACCGCCCTTGGTAATCTTGTTGAAGATGTCAAGGTCATACGGAACCTTGTGTTCCACTCGGTGGTAGAACTCGTACCGCTTGTCGGCATCTTCCACGAAGTCGTGGCCGATGTTGGCATCAAAGGAGATGCTGAGGGCGTTGGAGAGAATCTCGGGGATGGCATTGCGGGTCTTGTCGCTCTTCTTCTTGTTGTCAATCAGTTGGATTGACTCCATGAGAGCGTTGTAGATAGCCTTGTCCTTGCAGAACTTCTCGGTCTGGTCAATGAGCCACTCGGAGTCGCTTATCTCATCCTTGCCCTCGGCGATGCTCTTGACGATGCTGAGACAGGTGTCAAACTCACCCTGAGACAGGCCGCTCTGCTCGGACAGGATGATGTTCAGGGCCTCAAGGGTGGGGGCGGAGGAGTACTTTTGGATGAACTCTTCCACCGTCTTGAAGATACGCTTCTCGCAGGAGTCATGAAAATAGTCCTCCCGCAGGAACGGGAGGACTCGGCGTGAATATTCTGCGTTGAACAGGAGGTTCCGCAGGACGATTTGTTCAATCTTGTCGGTCATAGTGGAAATATAGTATCAACTATCGAGGGGTAGTCAAAACAAATCATCAAAATTTTAAATCAGATGGAAGTATTTTTTCTGAAATACCAACATTTCTTTCTACTGGAATTGCATAAGCGGTAGTGTATCCACTCGGTTTAGTGTCGTTGATAATAACCCTTGCTCCTTTTGGTAAACCCGACAATATGAAATCAAAACGAAGTTTATTTTGAGCGAAAAATTCTTTGATATATTTTTCAGATTCTTTGTCTCTAGCGGTCGCAATTATTATTGTATCATCGGGGTGTATTTTACTAAGGAATTCCTTTACTCCTGGCAGAAGTGTGTCAAATCCTTTTGTGTCATATCCACCATGTTCGACCAAAGTTCCATCCAAGTCAAATATCCAAGTGTTGGCTAGTCTGTCGATCATTGATATTCCTTCAAATAGCCATCCCACATTTCAACTGCTTTATAAAAAGCGATGATTATAGAACTATAATCCTCCACCACATAACCACACAAAGAAAACCATATTAAAATATGAAGTAAGTCTATTTCTCTTCTAGAATACGGAATTGATTTGAAGAAAATATCTTTGTAAGACTCCCAACCATTTTCATCTATTTGAAAGAAAATTTTATTTTCATTGACGCTTACGAAATAATGTTTGGCGTTGATATTGTCATAGTTTCCAAAAAATGAGTAATACAACTTAGCCCAATCATATCTCGGGTCACCAAAGTATTTCTTCTTTCCAAAATATCCTCTCGGATCAATAAAGAAACACTTGTTGTCAATTGATATTATGTTTGAAAATGTACAATCTCCGTGTATTACTCCAAACGCCACTTCTGTCTTGAGTAAAACTTTTTCGATTTCATCAGTTAGTTTTTTCAAATCAAAAAATGGATTTACTCTTTCAACGCCATTTATAGTTATATTTCTTTGTTTAGCCAGAGGAATAATGTCAACAACAGACTCAACCCTTTTTATTGTTTTGTTTATGTAAACCTCTCTCATCTCTTCGACATCACACGGAGAAGATTCAAGATCATGAACTCGCTTAATCTGTTTTATAATGTCAGAAAAAAGTTCTTGATTTGGTTCTTTTAAAAAGGGGTTTACACCATTCAATCGAGTCATTGTGTATGGGGTTTCGCTTATAATAGCGGGCACTCTGTCAAACCCTTTATTTCTTATAAAAGAGTACCAGTCAATTTCATCATGAATCAATTTTTCATATTCCTTCACAACCGCCCGCTTCTTTACAACATCATTTTCAATTATAACCTGATTGAAATATCTGTTGTTGGACTGATACCTTTCAAAAGATGAGTATGTCCCAACATCAATTATATTTTTTATTGGAAAAGTTGACCAAGATTTTTTACTTGATTCAAGATAGTCTGTAAATGACCCAAACTTTGGTATGTCTTGCAGAACACTTTTGTCTTTAACTACAAATAAACCTGAAATCCCATTCTCAAAATTTTTTTCTTCACGAAGGAGACCATTATCTGCTTTCCATCGACATTCAAAAGAACATTCTTTATTTGTTACGCCAATGCTTATATCCTCTGGTCCCAGTTTTGGATATTTTATTTCTGATAAAAACACCAAATCTGACCAAGTTATAATAAAAGATTCTTTTTCTGGAATTAGTGAGGCCGCTTCCAGTATGCCAGAACAAGTACCTTTTTCCTTGGTGATAATATATTTAATATTTGAGTTGGGTCTAAATTTTTTTGAGTACTTTATAAGAACATCAGACAAGTGATCACAAATGACATAGAAAATCGCATCTGGATTTGTATCAATCAGATGAAAGAGTATTGGTTTTCCTTGGATGGGTATGAGTGATTTTGGTTTTGCGGATGTCAGATTTCCCATTCTGCTTCCAATACCACCCGCTTGAATAATAATATGTTTCATACTACACTCTCAAAAATTTATACCTCGATAGGCTACAACCATTCCAGTTTCACTGTCTGGTAAAATATCAGACCAAAAATAATTTTTTGAATATTTATTTTTTAGTTCCGATATTGCACCATACAAACTGCAATATTTTACATCGTGAAAAAAACAAATTGAGTTTTGAGATAAGTATGGCTCGATGGCCTCAAAGTCTAAAACTACTTGCTCGTTGGTATGAAGACCATCAATAAAAACAAAGTCATATTCCTTAAATCTCAATGCTCTAGGCGTGTCTACAGGTGAACTTCCGATTGTTAAGTTTATATCAAGATTATATTTTTTGGAAAGTTCTTTGGTTATTTGATTTCCTAGCGCATTTGATGATCCTTCCGATTGATTGTCAATAACATCAATCGAAGAATTAGGAAAAAGTTCTGAACAAAATAGAGTGCTAAATCCAAATGCGTTTCCAACAATAAAAATTTTGGGACAGATGTTAGGATTTTTTTGGGAAAAACTTTGAAATAAATTGAGATCACTCAGGGGTGCGCCCCAACCCGTACCTAAGCCATTTATATGAAACAAAAATTCGTGAATCGTATCCACTTCATACCCATGACCTTTGTATTTTTCGGTAACTTTTTGAAATATTTCAATTGTTTTTTCCGAAACATTCAGCATTTCCCTTTTCTCCTATGTCGCCGCCCGGATGATTTCGATAAAAATCTTGAACTGTGACCTTTTTGTAGTCCACTATTTCCATTGCAATTGTGTGCAATACAATCAAATAATTTACAAGCGAGCAGGTGGGTACTCTGTTCCACGGATCACATTCCTCTAAAAATGGAATATAAAAATCAAAATCACTCCACTTTTTTAATGAAGCAGAATTGTTAGAGTGAATCAAAAATATCTTAGATCCGCAATTTCTCGATTTTATTTTTTGACAAAAGAATTCAAGTTCTTTTGTATTTCCACTTTTAGATATCATGATGACGACAGAATTCTCATCAATCAATCCCATATCACCGTGAACAGAGGAAACGGGATCAATCGCTATCGAACGAATGGTCAAAGAATTAAAGGTAGATGCAATTATGTTTGCTATATGAAGATTTTTGCCAACTCCTGTAAAATACAAGCATCTAGAATCTTTTAATAAATTGAAAAGTTTATCAAACTGATACTCATCTATCGAGGAGATCATATGATCTATTGATTCTTTATTCTTTTTTACAACCGAGTATTTCAATTCCGCCTCTTCATCATTTCAAATACAATTCAGCAATAAATCTCTCATGTCAAATGAATTGTCGTTGCTATTTATTGAGATTTGGCGAGCATGATTTTTAAATCCATACTTTTTCATATCTATCCAGTGTGCGTCTTGTATATTTGAAGATTTGACAAGAGCAACAAATACCTTGGATTCATCCTTTAGATTTATTTTTGTCTGAGAGAAACAAAACGGCCCACTTGATCGGCCAATAATTACACTACACCAATTTGACAGATATGATATCTCATTCAAATTACATGAGTCCTTTTTAACCCACACATTCGCATTGACAACATTATCAGCCACAACTGATGTTTTATCCGTAACAAATATAATTTTTTCTGGATATTTCTTCGAAAGTTCGCTGATAGTGGGATCAAAATTGAAATTGTGACTTTGACCCGACCAACAATCACCGTTACAAATTAGAATATTATTTTTTTCTTTGGGAACTTCAAAATCTATATCGTAAACACCGTAATTGATTTCGGGTATGAAGTTTTCAATAGGTTCCATCTCTATTCCAAGTTCTTTGGCGTAAAATGAAAACATATTATAGTTATTTTCTATATTACAGGCGGCGGTATTTCCTTTCATCCATTTGAAATCAGAACTACCAATCCAAGTATTTACAAAAAGTTTATCATCTAGAATAAACATACCGTACTCTCTTTTTAGATGAGATGGGTATGAAACATAATCACAACCTATATCGTGTTGATGAAATGTGTTGGGTTTTTGATTGTGTGTATAATAAGCGAATTTATTAATCCCCACCCCTGCTCTTATGTGCTTCACGAAATTCCTACTGAAGTGTAAGTCTCCATGGTGGTATGGATTAAAAAACACAATAGATGAAAATTTGTTATTCATTTGCAACTACTATCTTATAGATGAATTATAAGTTCCTATTTCACTACCTTGGTAAATCAATGATGGCTCGGCCCAATACATTGTCAGTTTATTTTTTTCTTTGGGAGGTCTTCCTGTAAATCCTTGAATTTCTAGCCACTGCCAGTCAATCGGCCAAGAAAAGGGAATAGAATTTTCAATAAAAATTTGACAAGACTTCGAAGTCAACAATTGAGAGAATGCACATCTTGTTTGAAATGGAATTTTTTTGTAGATTCCATATTCTTGATTCGTATTTTGTATTTTTAAATTACAGCAAGATCCAAGTGAAACTATATCGCAGTCCTCAGGAATAGTTTCAAAAATTTCATCAAATTTTTCTATAAAATTATCAGAAAAAACAGCGTCATCCTCTAGAACAATAGCATAGTCGTGTTTGTTTTTTATAATATCCTTATATGCCCATATGTGTGCTATGGTGCATCCGATTTCGGATAGATTCAATTTTCTTTCGTATATTTTCGGATCAAATTTATAGAAGTTGCCTATAACCTCTTCGGTCAAGTCTTCTCTCTGGCCCTCAGTAACCCAAATCGCCGAAATCTTATTCCGACCAAACCAAGAAGAAAGATATTTTTTTCTTTCAATATTCGCCTTGTAGTGTACGACATAAAATGGAATATCACGAATTTTCACGACAAACTCCTCCCAAAATTTTCAATACTTTTTTTCCAATATGAAAACTTTAGTTTTTTGATGTTGAAATTGCTTATTTCACAAAAGTATGAAATTTTACTCTTTAGTAGTTCATTTGTGACATCCTCATAAGAGTCAACGAGTAAAATCGGGAGATCCTCAAAATACCTTGTGTTTGTATTTCTTTTCACTACGGGAATTCTTCCAAGATAAAGAGTCTCCCACATTCTATGTGTATCTATCCCATTACCACGAGGACATAGAACATACTGATGACTCAAAACATCGTCTAGCCAACTTTCATAGTTTGCTTGAGTGACAGAATCTGAACATTGATCAGTGCAACCCAATACATTTTTAATGATTACTTCTCTGGCGGATCTTCTCTCAGTTTGATTTGTATTGATGCTGAAATTCAAATACAAAAGTTTATCGTGAGATACTGTTCTTTTTTCCAAAATCTTTCGCCGCATCTTCTTTATTTTTTCGATCTCTGGAAAGTTATAAAGATTTTCCAATCCTATTGGGAGAGATTGTATGATTGGGTCTGGGCGACATTCAATATTTTGCCCGAACCACATCTTTAAGTTCGGAATACGCTTGGCGATGTCGAGCATTTTGTCGCATACGGGTATATCGCCATTGTGGGTTACAAAAATGAATGGATGTGGTATTGCCGAGAGATACCTTATTAGCACATGAGGTGCATAATCTATTTTGGAATAAAAAATGTTGCCCCGAGCGCATGATTTTGCAACTTCGGGAAAAAGTTCCCCACGAATGTAGTCCGATTCATCAATAAATGACAAGTCAAGCATTACATGAGTTCCCTGAGTTTTTTACAATGAACATGGATGCTCATGATCTTCGTTTTCTCTCCCGTATTCTTATTGAAAACGGAGAAGAACCTTCTTCCATTTGAATCATATTCTTGATAGAACCCCCAACACCCCTCCTTGAGTCTCTGATGGATATAGTGGTCGGGGAATAAGCACCCCTTCGGAGTTCCACTGTTGTCGCCAAGGAAGTGTTGCCCAATACTGCTTGGGTCAAAAATTCCTCCAAGGATTTTGTTGTGATCCGAGAAATCACCATTCACCCATGTAGGAATGTAAGCAATGTAATCACTTCCCATCTGCTTGAGAAGGTAGTGCCATATTTGCATATCATACATCTGGCAGTTCGGTGTGGAAATAACTTTCCAAACCATGTCATTTATCACCGATAGAGCATCACAATCTTTGATGTAACACATACCAAAGACAACTTTATAGTAAGAATCAGCGGTAATAGCGGTTCTCTTGAATAGCGAGGACATAATAGATACCACTCGATCCGCTTCAAAATAGACAAGAATATCATTGTCAAAGGTAAGAACATCTTTGAGACCGTGCTTACGCATGACCTCTTCGATATAAAATGTTCTTATTGTTCCATGCCGAGAAATAGGATCTTTGTGTTCGCTCATGTACGATACACTCTTAATATCGTATCGAGTGGGCAGTTCATCCGTCTTCTCGTGAATGACATTGAATCGTGCAAAGTTCTCGTAATTTGGGATTTCATTCCCATCTGTTATCATGTAGATGGGTGTGGTTGGATTCCACTTTCTGATCTGTTCAATACAATACCATATGTGATTAGTCCATGGATCATAGTAAACATTGTTTAGGGGGTTTCTGCTCAATCCCCTGTCTACTCCTGTATTGTAAAGAACAATGTTTGCCATTATTTGGCATCCTTATCAGCCATGGCAATCCACTTTTTGAGAAAGTCGGGAATAGAATTAAAGAGTTCCCCATCAATCTTGCCATAGTTTCTAAGCCAGTCTTTGTGAAGATAGGCGATGTCCTTGACACACCAAATTTCCTCGTCTGACAGGAGCATATGAACCGCCAACCAACGAACTGGGGCATCACCCCAACGATTATAGTAGATTTGTTTGGTTTCTTCAAGGGCTTGGAAGTATGATGTATACTCTTCACCCCTGAAGAAAGGCAGATTGACTATCTCAAAGTTTGTATAAAAGATGTCCTCTGCCCACTCCCCATTAGTCAACTTTCCTTCCATGGATTTGGGGGTGATTCCCTTCTCTTTCATGAAAGCCTTCGTCGTTTCCCAAAGTCCAACGGTCACGATGGGATTGTCTTTGCGATATTCTCCGACATATGCGTACTTCTTGTTGTTTTGAGCCATGTACTCAAAGACATCGTACTTGATATCAGTCAGTAAATATGAGTCAGAGTCAAGTCTGAGATACCAATCATATTGCTTGAGGGCGGGGTGATTGAACACTTGTCCGCAGAAGAACCTGCACATATGTCTATAACCCATCCAGAATCGACTGAGTGGCGGGTCGTACATAGATGGGTCCGTGGATACGCCCTCGGGATGTGTAAATTTCAGGATTTCAAACCTGATGTTTGGAGTGAATCCAAACTCTTTACTCAGGGCGACCATTATGTTCGAAACGGTGACCCGCTGAAGATCATCGTGGAAAATAATTACTGGGTAGTTGTACTTACTGAGAAAGTTTCTAACCAAAAGCCTGAGGCTATGGTAAAGAAGCGGAGCATCCTGCTCTCTGGACATATAAATGATCGCCGCATTTTGCATAATTAAGACTCCTCGTTGATTTTGAAAATATTTATGCGCTCACTTAAAGAATCACGGCGGGCTGTTCACTGGGATTGGGAATGAACGGGGCCGCTGTTTCAGATGCAGACCAACGATAAATGTGAAGAACCTTATTAATTTTGTGTTGAGTCTTAGCGATCTTAGTTGCTTCTATTGCAAATAAGTTATCCTCTCCCCAAAAAGAATCCCCGAACGAGCATTGATTGGCTAATTCGGTCCTCCATGCACACCAGTGCCAAGGCGGTCTTCTGCATGGAATATAATTTCCATTTTGATCTTTTGGTTTAGGTGGAAGTTGTTCAAACGGTAGACCAGGGTGACTGATGTCGGTTGAAATTAGGAAAGAAACTCCATTTATAATTGCCTCTTGATCATAAGCAATCACATCCACACCATCATTCTTCTCGATTGCGTCACACACTTCTTTAACGAAATCAGGTGTCACATCATCGTCATCGTCAATGATCACGCAGTACTTCCCCTGTGCAATTCTATGAAGAAGTTGACGCTTGCGACCAATCGTCATCGCTTTGTTATCGAGAATTGATATGATTTCAACATCTTTTCTGTCTCCAATCTGAGCCATTAGACGAGCGATAAGGGGTTCCATGTTCATACGAATTCTGGAAGGAATGGATGGAATTGCAATAGTTAGTTTAAATTCTCTTTTCATTTCTTTCCCTTAGAAAAATTTTACATACCGATCAACGAAATCATCTTTTCACCTGATGGTTATGGGTCTCTTCAAAAGTTTTACCGCACTTGTATTCATACAGCGTTCCCTCAATCCACTCCTCACGCTGAAGCATAGGGCGGATGTGATGGGAGAAGTATCGGTCTTCGCCGCTGTTCCATGACGGAAATCCGACCTTGATGGCCAAGTCTCGGCGAACGGCGTTGAGGTGGTTCGGAGGTCGGTAGTATACCTTGCCCTCGTGATCATCCACCCACTTGTCATACCGCAAAGAGTGAATGAAGGGGCGGCTGTAGCCATCGGAGAAGGTGATCCTGCCCGTGAGAGAGGTGCAGTCGGGATTCGTCTCCAAAGCCTTCAGGATGCGTGCCACATAGTCAGGGGGAACCATATCGTCATCGTCAACGAACGCCACATACTGCCCTCTGGACTGAGAGAGAAGCATATTACGCTTCTGTCCAATAGACATCTGCCGCTCGTCGGGAACCACAACAATCTCAACCTCTGGGGTTTTTTGCGGAGACAAGGCCGCCATGAGATTATCAAGTCTATCTTTTCTGCTGTGTAATGTAGGAATAAGAATCGAAAGTTTAATTTGAGATTGCTGTTGATTCATTTTGTACATCCTCTTTCACGGCTATACCAAAGTTTTCAGCCTTCCTTCTTTCAAAGATCGGTCTATCGTGACTATACATTTCCTGAGACTCGTTTCTTTCGTGAAGGAAGTCTCTTCTAATCTCATTTGGATTAAGTTTTCCGTTTGCGGCCATTGAATATGGAATTCCTACCCATTGATGCTGAATGATGCACCTATCAGAATAAACTACCTTGTTTAAAAGTCTTGCAACTTGTGTAAATTCATCGTCGCAAAACACACTCTTGTACTCTGGATTGTAGAGATAACCAAAACGATTGAAATATTTCATACCCAAAATACTCAAGGTAATAAGTTTATCTTGACCAGAGAATCCGTCATTGTAGTGAAGCACCCCATCCGTGTCTGGGAAGTGCCTCGCCATATCTTTGCAAATGATATCGTCATATCCAGAGACAATCGGAATCATATCATCTGAAGCGAGTAGGATGACATGGGGGTTAAGGCGACGAACTATATCGAGGTTGGCGTTACAGGCTTCAATCTTACCCTTTGATGCCCCGTAAGCGAAGTGAATCCTTCCCTCCATGCGTTGATTGAGCCGCTCTAAGTGACCAATGATGTTTTGATTGTTCATGGACGGGTCATCGTGGTCCATTGAAATCACATAGTGAACATCTCTCATACCCGAGGCCATGTTGATGTATCGGTTCAGCACATCCACAAACTTGTCTGGTCTCCCCCTCGTGGGGAACTTCACAACGAGTCTCATTCGTCACCTTCCTTGTTACGGTCAAAGAACTTGATGCGGTCGTTGCCGCTGTAGTCCATGGAGTATTCCTTGGCTTGCTTGAAGAGTTGGGGGTCCACATTTAGGACATAATCCATGAAGTTCCTGACGAAATTCATGTAAGCCTTACGGAGTGCTTCCTCCTGCTCTTCGGTGAGAGGCTCCTCGTTGTCGTCCAATATGAACCATTCATTATCACTTGTCATCAAAAACCTCACCTGTCTCTTCATCCACAGCCACGGCCTCGTCCTGTCCGTACTTGAACTCGGACTGAGCGGCCTGTTCCAGAGCGTCAATCACTTCTGGCGTGAAGTATTTATCGGGGTTCTTGGTGATGTGCGTCTCAAAAGCGGAGGCTCCGTTCGGGAACTGAATCTTGTTTGAGACCTTCTTGAGGATGCCGTGTTCAAGGCCCAGTTCAACCAAGCCGTAGTATCGGTCAAGCCCCGTGTCAAAGTTCAGGAGTACCTCAACCTTACGATTCTCCTTGGTCAGACGGCTCTTGTAAGTCTTGCAGGTGATGATGTTGCCCGCCACTTCCTCGCCCAACTTGAACTTCTTCTTGCTGAGGTAGACGATAGTGGAGGCGGCATACTTGAGACCCGAACCACCACCCATCTCCTTGGTCGGAACATATGCACCCACGACATCATAGGTGTGGTTGGTTACGATAAGGGGGATGTTGAACCGACCCAACTTCAGGGTGACGGTACGGAAGGTTCCCTTGATGACCTGCGAGCGGGTCATGTCACGGGTCTCCTTGCCCTCCATGCTGTCGTTCATCTCCTTGGAGGTGGACAACATACCAAGCGAGTCAAGGATGACCATGATGCGCCGCTTGTCCTTCTTCTCGCTCTTCTCATAGTTGTCAAGAATCTGGAGCAACTGGTGGCGGAACTGCTCCACGGTGGCGATGGGGAACACGGCCACACGGGAGGCATCAAGGCCACGGCTCTTAATCATCTCGCTCGTCACGGCCTGTTCGGAGTCGAAGTAGAGAATGGCTCCTTCGGGGTTGTCCTGAAGGAACTGACTGGCGATGCCGAGGGCGAAGTAAGTCTTGCCCGTAGCGGACTCGCCTGCGATGCCAAGCACCTTGTTGTCGGCGATGCCACCCTTCAGACTGCCCGAGACGAGGGCGTTGAAGGCATAGGAACCCGTATCCACGAAGCCCGTAATGTCGGCCTCCGTGCCGTCAATGGCGAGACGGGCGTACTCATTTCCGCTGTTCTTGATGAGAGACTTCAGAAAACTCATAGTGAAAACTCCTTATATTGGACGCAGTTTACGGCAAGACTAACGGTTTGTCAAACGGGTCTTTGCCGATTTTACATACCTTTTCAAATGTCTGATATTGGACACCATTGACCGCATTGATGGCATCAAGGATGGTGAAGAACTCGGAGCCTGTTAGGTAAGCGTTCTCGCTCGCCCGTGAGCCTGCGCTCTTACCGTTCTCTGGGAAGCGAATGTCATGCACGACGATGCTGATGCCATACCCCGCCTTGAGACGCTCGGTGATGCCACGGACGGCCCCTACAAGGTCGCCTGAGCGAACCTTATGTTCAATGCTTAATTCGTCTCCCGTGAATCGGTCGGGTTCAAAGTACATTCGGGAGGGGGTGTAGTAGTGGCTTTCGTTGCCTGGTCTGACATAGCAGAACAATCGTGAGACGGCATCGTAGAGTTGGTCATCAAACTTGGAGTAGGGAAATGCGAAGTGTGTTGGCGAAAACCCATACGAGGCCATGGCTTCCATGGCAGGAATGATTTCTTCATCTATGTACGCCTCAATTCCATATCGCTGTGAATACTCAAGAGCATTGAGGTGGTTCAGGCCATGGCAACCGATGACATGGCCATCCGCACGGAGAAGTTGGAGCATATCAATCTCGTCATCTTCCAGATGGTCAAACGAGTCCACATAGAACACGGCCTTTGCCTTACGGGTCAGGAGTGCGCCTCGCATGGAGTACCATGCGCCCACGGCGTGGTCATCAAAGCAGAGGTGGACATGAGGATACGAAACCTTATCACCTGTGTGGGCCTTGAATGTTTCCATATGGGTATTTATCCCCTCGGTCATACGAACAAGTCCTCAAGGCTCGCCGTATCCACCAGTTTCCACCCAATGATGTCCGTAATGGCCGACAGGGGTTCGGCGAAGGACTTCTCAAACTGAAGGTCATAATCAATGAAGCCCTCAAGTCCGAACTCGGGAGGCAGGGTGTTAGGGAACGATATAACCTTGTCCTGTATGGGGTTGGGTGAGCGAAGGTAAACGAACTTTATCTTCTCGGAGTCACGCACGGGTTGGTACTTGCGTAGGAGTTTCTTCTTGGCAATCCAATGGTTATACAGGAGCGACCCCTTGACGGCGATGGGCGTGGCCTTCTTGTAGATGGAACTTCGGTCGGCGTACTCCTCCAGACCATTACAGGAGCGGGGGAACGCCACCTTCTCTACAGGAAGCGTCTTGAACTCCTCCAAGAACTTGCTGACAAAGGACTGGAGCCGCCCCTCGTCCCCCGTCATGACGATGGAGATGGCTTCCTTGAGCCTCTCACGGACGATGGAGGGCGTGGAGGAGCGGGTGGTCTCAATACCCATGATTTTCAACTCGGGCGATTCCATGTAAACATTATCCTCACCCAGAGCGACCGACAGCATATATCGTTTCTTGGCCGTCCAGATGCCCTTCAGAGCGATTGCTTCACGCTTCATGGACATTCGGTTGGCATAGGCGTTCATGCGCTTGGAGAGGTCATCATACCGCTTGTTGATGAACGGGATGAGAGCCTCGTGGCAGAACTTGTCAAGGAAGTCCGTGGTCTTCTTTCGGTCCTTGTTCGGGATGACCTTATTCACAAGGTCGGACAGGCGGAGGTATACGGAGTCGGTGTCCGAAGCGATGACATAATCCGCACCCTCCGTACCACAAGCCTTGTTCAGGTACTCGTTCAGGTACTTCTCAATCCACCGAATAGACAACTGACCCGATGTCGTGATGGCCTCGGCCATGTTCAGGTTGTAGTAGCGGAAGTACTCGTTGCCCAACGCACCGTAGGCGGAGTTCAACTGAACCTTACGAACCAACTGGAAGTTCCCGTACTTGGAGATTTCCTTCTTGAGTTCGGCCTTCTTGTCGGGCAGGACATCCTCGCCAAGGTTCTTGAGCATACTCTTGGCGGCGAGCATCTTCTTCTTGAACTCCTTACGCTCGGCATACATCTTGTCCATGAGTTCGGGGAGGAATCCACGGATGTCCCTGCGATAGGTCGTGCCGTTGGCGGCGACACACAGGTCGTCCGCTTTCTTCTGCGATAAGAAACCCTCAAGCGTGGCTGACTTGCCCCTGTCAATCAGTTCATCCACGGTCACGGAAGGAAGACGATTGGAGACGAGAGTTTCGGGACTGATGTTGTACTGAAGTATAAGGTGGGGATAGAGGCTGTCCAAGTCAAATGAGGCGACCCACTCGTGCTGACCCACCTGCGGGTCTTTGACATACGCCCCCACGAACTGCTCGTCCTTGGTCTCGCTCTTGCGGGGAGGAATGACCACATGACGGCGACGAAGTTCGTTGTAGACGATGACATCCCACATACGCACCTGCGTGAACACATCGCCGAAGTTACACTTGGCTGAGTAGGCCAGACCCAGAGCCAGTTCAATCAGTCGGAGTTTGCTCTCCAACTCCACCACGATGTCCACATCCCGAACATTGTACTCCATGAACTTCTGAAAGTTCTTGCGGTAGAAGTCGGTGATTGTGCCGTAGTCCTCATAGGAAACCTTGCCCTCGCCCAGTTCCACCGAGGCGATGTACTCCAACTTGTAGGACTCACGCTTGGTGAAGGTGAACTTGTCGTAGAGGTCATAGTAGTCGAGCGTAGTGATGCCGTCAAACTCAAAGAACGGCTTCTTGCGTCCACCCACATAGACTTCACGGGGACGAACCCTGCCCCATGGGGACATCTTGTTCGCTTCCTTCTCACCCAACACGGAGGCGATTCGGTTGTGCAGATAAGGAAGGTCAAAGAAGCGGACATTCCACCCCGTGATGATGTCGGTGTCGCACTCCTTCCAATGGTCAACAAAGTCGGCAAGGAGTTTGGTCTCATCGTCGTAGCACTTGCAGGTCACGCCCTTGATGTCAAACTCACCAAGCCCGAAGACGGTCGTGCCGCCGTTGGACATCCTGACGGTGATGCCGTTGACCCTCTCGGTGGGCGTGTCGGGAGATGCGAATCCGTTCTCGCTCTCCACTTCAATATCAAGGTACATGATGCGGACGAGCGAGGGGTCGTAATCCATCTCGCCTTCGTAGGTCTTGGCGATGAACTGGTAACACGGGTCAATGTCGCCGTAGACCGTGAAGCCGTCCACGGACTTGTATTGCTCTATGAACTTGCCCGCTTCATAGCCGCTCTCAAAGTCAACCTCGTCCACCACCTTGCCGTCAATGGTTCTCCACGGCGAGTCGGTCTTTCGCTTGGTGGGGACATATAGGCAGGGACGAAACGGAGTCGCTTCGTGGATGCGAGTCCCGTCCTTGTTCCAACCACGGTGAAGCAACTTGGCCCCACGCCCGCACACGCTCGTGTAGAAACTCATCAATTCTCCTCTCGGTCAACAGCGACAATCCAGTCCTGATGAATGAGGTCATAACTTTCGTAGCCGTGCCCGTGACCCTTGGTGATGTCCCAGAGAACCTTATCGCCCACCTGAATGTCCTCGGTGAGTTCTCCGCCGACCATCTTCACCGTACTCCACATATACTTACTCTTAAGTTTCTCGGTGTAGATGATGCCCTGCTCGGTTGTCTTCTCCTTGCCAAGGCCCTCAGTCTGAACGGCAATCCACTTCTTAATAGGTTTCATCTTCTTCATAACGATACTCCTTCTCCAATATATTCATGCGAGTAACACACCCGCATAGCGTGTCGTGTAAGATTTTCATTCTTGCCCATGCCAGGTCTGGCCTTGGGACTGGGTTGCCCTTCAATCAAATAATCCTTACGGCTGATACCGTTCTTGCTCGTAGCCTTCCACAAAGGCGACCGATTCCGATACTCGCCCATGCGTGGGTGCGAGGTCTTGCTGAAGTAGCGACAGCCTTGGCTTAGGAACATCTCGCCCACGGTGTCGCTGATGCGAACCCCGATGCCCAAACCTTGGAACTCTGGAAGCACCACGGTTCGGTGTTCTCTCCATGCGTTCCTCACGGTTCCGCTTGGAAAGGCAATGGCTGATGAGAATCCGACAGGGATTCCTTTCCATGTTGTAATCCAACATCTCGCACCACGATTGATGTCGTAGTTGAGATAGTGGTGGTGGCGGAACATTGACCACGCTTGCACTCCACAAGGAACCGTTTCCAAGACGATTTCTGGCCGTCGAAGTGACCCCCTTCCAACGAGCGTGTTGGTGTTGGTGTCAAAGACCCAATCGGGTCGGAGCCAGTCAATGATGTCGTAGTGGCACGAAGCGAACACAAGATTGCGTAGCCCCTTGGCATCCACATAGCGACGAAGGGCATTGGAACAGGATGCCGCCACATTACGGTCAACCACAGAGGTGAACTCATCAAACACGGCCCCGTCACGGAGGCGACGAGCCATGTCCGCACGGAACTTCTCGCCCGTGCTGAGGACGGAATACGGACGCATCCATGACGGAATGGAGTTGAAGCCCACGGCCCCGAGGCGGTCACGAGCATCGTCGGCTGAGGCGAAGTGAGAGCATACGGCCTTGTTGTCCTGCCACTCCACGGAGTCCTCCTTGCCGAACCTGCGTAGGAGGGTGGACTTGCCCGAACCCGATGGGCCTACGATGAGACCGATGGAGAACGATTGGGGAACGGCCCCCATGTCGGGAGCCGTGAACACGCTCTTGCCCGTGAAGGTGTAGTCAAACATGGAAGACACCGCTTTCACGATGTCATCCACCTCAACATGACACGAAAACTCTTCTGGTTGCTCAAACATTCTTCAACCTCTTCTCAACCTTTTTCCAGTAGGCCGTGGTGTTGTTCCAAGCCTTCGTTCCCTTACGCTTGAGAATGTTGCCCGACCCGTTGTGGATTCGGGCGAGTTGCTCCTGAGTCGCACCCTTCGGAGCATAGCGGGTCATGTAGGCAATGACCACCCGCCGTGCATAGTCACGGTCGTAGCAGTCCTCATAGGAGCCACCGAGAGACTTGTCAAAGTCGGTAGCGTCCTTCCAGTAAGCCCAATGGATTTGGAAGGCTCCGATGGCCTTGCCCGAGTCGCCCACCGCATTGTCATCGCCGTTGCTCTCTACCATTCGGATGGCCTCAAGCATCTCGTCGGTGAGTGCTTCAGGCCGTTGCTTCTGACCATAGGCGTTGAAGGCTAAGAGAAGAGAGGCGAGGACGGCGATGAACTTCATTACTGGTTCTCCTTCTTGCTCTGGACATAGGACTGGAACAGGATGGCGTAGTTGATGATGTCAACGATGGTGTCCTCAAGGGACTCGTCCTTGACCTCAAACACTCCCGCATCCACGAACGAGGACAGACGGCTCATCTTGTCCGTCATGCGGACGAGGAAGCCTTGCTCGGTGGAGCAGATGCCCATGGCTTCACAGCGAGTGAAGTTGGCGAACGGTTCGTTGCCCTTGCGACCTGCGTAGTCGGCGTTCTTCCGTTTCATGAGTTCACGGGCTTTGGAGCAGAGGGCTTCATGATTCTTGAGTAGTTCTGTGCGATCCATACATTCCTTTCATCGGCAAAGAGACAGACTTACTTTAGAGTTTAGGCTCAAAAGTTTCCAATGTCAAGGTTATAGGGTTGAATTATTGCTTCCCCGTGGAGCCAAACCCACCGACTCGGTTCGCCTTCTGTTGGGGTTTGACGGTCGGAGTGAACATAGCCCTAACGACTGGAACCATCTCGCCTTGGCAGATGCGGTCACCGTGGTTGATACGGATAGGGATGTCGCTGTCATTACGGACGGCTACGAACACTTGGTCGGTATAGTCCGAGTCAATGACCCCCTCACCGTTGGCAAGCGTCAGACCCGCCTTCACAGCCAACCCTGACCGCATATGGAGGCGCATCGACCAACCGTCAGGGATGTCGAAGATGAGGTGGGTGGGGATAAGAACCCTATCCCCTGATGGAACAAGAATATGGATTGGATCGTCATCCGTTTCGCTTACGGCAGGCAGGATGCTTTCTACGCTTCTTCGGCTATAAGACACGGCCTTGCGCTGACCTGGCGGGAAGCACGCTCGTAAGTCAAAGCAGGCTGACCCGTTCGTAGCGTACATCGGGGCGAATGCGTCTGGATGCAGTTTGTATACACCGACACGAATATCACGCAGTTCCATCGTTGCTCCTTTTGTTGCAGTGTTGCTCATGTGGCAACATCATACCACATCAGGCTTCGGTGTCAACTGGTTTTTGCTTGGAACCTATCGTGTACTTGGGGATGAGTTGCCAATCCTTCTTTTCGGAATAGGGAAGGATTTTCATATGGTTGATTGGGCACAAGGGTTCGGTCGTGGCCGTCTTGTTCACAATCTTTACCAGACCCCACTCCTCCAACAGGTTGGCGATGGTGTTACGGCGGGCCTTGTCCGTGTCAGGGAACGACGAGGACAGGCCGTCAAGGGCGAAGAGTTCCTTAAAGTGAACGATATAGTACTTGCCCTTCTTGTGAAGGATGTGGCAGGACTGATAAAGTTTCTTTTCGGTTCTGGAGGACACCCCGATACGAGTCAGGGTCTCACGGACTTTCAGGAAATCTTGAGGGTCATTAAGCGTCACCTCAACAAATGATTCAACAAGAGACATAGCATACTCCCATCCATGTAATGAACAGGAAGTATTTAGAGTTTTTCTATCCTCCGTACCCCTTCCGAAGGGCCTCAATGTCCTCCTTGGAGAGCATGGAGAGGTACTCGGCGGCTCGGCGGGAACTGACCTCATAGACCTGAGCGATGAGGGGGATGAGTTCGTCCTCCTCCCGCTTCATCCACTTGTCGTACCGCTTACGCTGACGGACGGCATGGAAGAGGTAGTCATACTGGAGTTTCTTGTCCAGATTCCAGTTCTGGTTCATGGCGTTGGCGTACAGCACGGCATCAGGGGAGAAAGACATGGCACGATTGACCATGTAAGCATTGTAATCCTTCTCGGTCTCGGGCTGAACCTTCATGAGGTTCTCGCTCTTCTCGTTGATGCTCTTGGTGAAGTCAAACGGCGTGAGACGCTTATTACTCTTGGTCTGTGGGGATGTCGATGTCATAGATGTTGATACCTTCGGGTGAGGTCAGGTCAATGATGAGGCGCATCGGTATGTAGACCCATGCGCTCTTGTTCACATCGTAGAACGAGTGAAGCACGAATCGGTCGTAGTTGCTCTTGCCATGGTAGCGAGTGATGAGCGGGCCTTCAATGTACTGAGGCGTGAAGATGAACTCTCGGTGGCTGATGCGAGTCTCCACGATTTCACCGTTAAGGTTTTCGTACTTGATACGCAGGCAGTAGGGGTAGATTCGCTCAAGCAGGCGGTTCATCCACGAGGCGAGCATCAGGTCGCCGATGCCAGTCTGGTCCATGTAGGTGGTGAACATCCCGTCACGCTCGGTGAAGGAAGCCTTAATGGAGAAGTAGTCGGTGCGCTTGGACAGGAAGTGACGGCGGGCGGCCTCGGCCTCCTCGGAGAACTTTTCAAAGTTGTACTTCTTGTTGAGACGCTTGGAGACCTTGACCACCTTGGCCATGTCCTCGTCGGACAGGGTGTTGGTCACATTCATTATCTTGTCAAAGTGAGAACCCTCGGTCATGTCGGCGGCATAGAGGGCTTCCATCTCGTCATGGGCCTTCTTGTTGATGGTCTTGACGGACTTCTTGAACTCGCTTACGAAGCCGTCAATGTCATACTTCTTGAATATGTCATCTATGGCCTGAGATAGGTCTTTGAGGCTCTTGTCTTCCATAGCCGTTCTCCTACCGTACTCTATTTAGGTTCTGAAGGTGCAGTCTGAGGCCAAAGTGACGCAACAGGCCGTAAGGTTGATTTCGTGGTCGGCCACGAACGCCGCCTTGTACTGATAGTCGGCAAGGATGAGGACGGCTTGGGGGATGGAGTCGGGGGTCAGGTGTTCCTGAAGCCCGTCATACATGGAGCGGAACAGGTGGGTCATGTCCTTGTCGGAGTTGTCCACCACCCATCGGCGTATCTCGTTGAAGTTCTTGCCCTTGAGAGCCTTGATGAGTGCCGCAATCGCCGCATCGCCAGAGGCCACAAGGACACCCGCATCAATCTTGCCGTTGACTGAGTAGCGTTGGAGTTGGTTGATGGTCTTGCGGAAGTCAGGGAAGTTGTGGTTGATGAGTTCGGCCACAACCTTATCGGAGTACTCCACGCCCTCGGTCTTGAGTATCTCACGCACACGGGTGAGGAACTTGGCCGCCACCTGAGGTCGCTCCTTGGGGACGATGCGAAAGTCAATGAGAGTGCATCGGCTGTGGAGCGGTTCAATGATTCGGTTCTTGAAGTTGCAGGTCAGGAAGAACCGACAGTTGGCGGAGAACTCCTCAATGAACCCACGGAGAGCGGGCTGAGTGGAGGAGGGGTTGAGGTAGTCGGCCTCGTCAAGGATGACCACCTTGAGACCGCCGCTGAGAGACACGGTGGAGGCGAAGTTGCGAATCTTGGTTCGGAGGGTGTCAATGCCGTTCTCCTCCGAAGCGTTGATGAACAGCATATCAAGACCCAACTGATTACAGAGGGCACGGGCCACGGTGGTCTTGCCAGACCCCGCCCCACCCGACAGAATCATGTTCGGAATCTGTCCGCTCTCGGCGATGTCGTTGAAGGTCTCCTCCAGACGGGACGGAAGAATACATGAGGCGATGTCTCTGGGTCTCCACTTCTCAACCCAGAGTAAGGATTTCGGGTCAACCATATCAAACTCCCTTCAGGGCTTCTTCCAACTCTTTGCGAATCAGGGCCTCGGGCTTGAAGCCCGTCATCACTTGCTTGCGTTCGCCGTTCACATAGATGAGGAGCGTGGGCAGAGCCTTGACCTCATACTGAAACAGCATACCGACAAGGCCACGCTTGTCCTCCACATTCACCTTGTAGAACTGGACATCCTTCATCTCCTCGGAGAGTCGCTCCAGAATCGGCGTGAGCATACGACACGGCGCACACCAATCGGCATAGAAGTCCACCAGATACACGCCCTGCTTGGGGAGCGTGAAGTTATAGTCGTTGATTTCGGTCATCATGATTATCCTCCGTAAGTGCTGTCCGCTTCCATCGCAACCCAGTAGGTCGCCACATCGCCCTCAAACTTGGCCACGGCCTTCTGAGCCACGCTGACCTTGTAGTTGCCGACCATCATCTTCATCGTCTCCACGGTGAACCAGAAGCAGAAGTTGATATCGCTCTCGGTGTTGAAACTGTAGTGCCAACTGTTGGCGGTAGGGTTCTTCTTGTCGCACACACGGATGCCGACCTCGCCCTTCTCGGCCACGATGCACATATCGGGAGCCTGAAGCACGGAGGCCGCACGGAGAACCGACTGAAGGTCTTCGGCGGACAGGTCAAACTCCAGAGCGAGTTCGGGCATCTTCACCTTCTTGTCGGCCTTGTTCGTGATGAACTCGGGGTTGGTGTAGTAGTACTTCACCGAACGAGTGCCGCCGTCACCCGACGAGGCGATGACGAGGTGGGTGTCTTGGAAGTCCAAGACGGGTTCGTCAAACAGGCTGAGAATGCCAAGGAAGCGGGAGAGGTCATAGATGGCGAACTCTCGGGGAAACTCCTCGGCCACCTTCGCCTCGGCGAGGATGCGCTTGGAGGCATCCACGGTGGAGAGGGTCTGTCCCGCACGCACGAGCAGGGACGGATTGATGGCGGCGAAGTTCTTGAGAACGGCGACAGTTTCTGCGGACAGTTTCATAGCGAATACTCCATAAAGTTGGTGTCAGTATACTCACACGGGGAGGCTTGTCAAGCCCCATTTTCAAAGCCACCTATCGGACTTGAACCGATGACAGCCGCATTACAAATACGGTACTCTACCAACTGAGTTAAGGTGGCGAATCAAAAACATATCAAAGAGGTCTCATGCCCAACCACACTCTTCCACGGCAAGCCGCTTTCGGGGTCTCTTTGCTTGAATCAAAGATAACCTTTTTACTCACTCCGCCCTGCTTGGCAACAAAAGTGAGAGTTCCAGTTTCAATAAACTCATCCGTCTTTAAGTTTAGTTGCCAAGATACGGGAGGATTGAAGTCAGCAGAGTTGGTGTTGAGTCCTTCGTCTATCGCTTTGCAAAGGATGAATGAGATATAAAGACCAAACTCTTTCCATGTGGTGTCATTGAGTTGTTGCCCACCTAATAATTTTTGCGCCTCGTTCGGAAACTTTCCGACTGGTAAAGTTTTATTAACATTCGGAAGAGGTACTCCCTGATTCTTCTTGATAGCGGCAAATACAGCGTTGACCTCTTTTTGCGTGGTCTTCATTTCACTTTCAGGAAGAGTGCCCTTGGAGAGACTACACAGACGAGACCCAAACGCCACAGCGTCAGGAATGTCTGACTTTGAAATATGAAGACACTCATAGATGCCGAACGGATATACAACCTTTCTACCTGGTTTGTCTTCGCCCGCCGCCTTGACATACGGGAGAAAACTTACAAGAAACTTATTCTGTAGCATATCATAATTGTCTGTTGACTTTGCTATATTGCGAAGAATGATGAGTGCGTTTGGTCTCGCCCCCTCCTCACTTTTGGAGGAAACCATCGCTTTACCTTTGCCACCCTCTTTGAGATAGCCGATAACCACAGAATCATATGCGGGATTTGAGGAACTTGAAGGCACAGCAAAGAAGCGACACTTGGAAAATCCTGGAAATCCATTGATAGCGACACCGCTCCAAAGAAGGAATGGATATGCTAACTCTGACATGAGGTAGATGGAGAATTTTCTCTTGTCTGCCATGGACATGATGCCATCAATTGACTTCCAATCAAACGGCTGTGAGCAGTTGGAATCAAAAAACTTCTTGGTTGCTGAAATCACGGCGGGATTTTTTAAAGTTTCAAACTTACCCTTCGCCATATTAGACAGAATGAGTTCTTTAAGTTTGTCCATTGACGAAATGATATAGTGGGATTCAATCTTTGAGTATTCGTTGTCGGTGAACAAGTTTTGAGTTGGCGCACCCTGAACGAAGAAGTTAGAGGTTAAACTTTGAAGTTCAGATGCCTTCTCGCCCGCCTTTGCTCCACCACGATGGAAACCAAGTTTGAGGAACTCTTTGTTCTCAATCTTGGGAGGCATGGTTTCTTTCTTGGTGAACTTTCCGATGAACATCGGTTCGGCAACCTCGTCGCCTCGCTTCAGTTCAACCACCACAACTCCCTTAACGCTGTCGCTCAACTCACCAAGAGTCATCTTTCCAACCATTTGAACAGCCTTCATGAAATCTGGATTGTCGTGCTTATCTTTGAATCGAGGAATCCAGTTCCACGAAACACCAACCCATTGCTCGCTACCACGAACGAACTTCATGCCGCTGATTCTGGTTTGGGTGATGCCCTGCGACTCGGATAGTGTCGCCTGCTCGTTAGCGTTTTGCCAGTCTAAGAAGTCACGCACGATTCACTACTCCTGCTTCAAATAATTGTAAGCGAACAATACACCCTGTTCCCTATGCCCTTGTATGTAGCGAAAATGAGTAGGTATTTCTTCCCACTTTCCCGCCAAAGGATTCCTTGCTTTTTGGTCCTCGGTGTGGGCCGAATCTTCCACCGTGCCGTACGAGCGTACGCCTCAATGTTGGACTTCATCTTGGTTGGGACTGTCCCCTTGAAGAAGTAGCCCTTGATGGAACCCTTCCACACATTGGATTCCTTCATCATGGCCACGAGGTCAACCAAAGCCTTGTGGCCGGGTAGTTGATTCTTACCCGCCTTACCCAAGTGCTTGGACACCGCCGCCAGTTCTTCCCCTGAGGGCTTACACTCGTTGGAGCGGCACTTGGCCTTGCGTGCTGTGTTGCGAATCTCGGGCATAAGGTTATTTATGGCTCGGGCGAAGCGTCTCGGATGATATAATCAAACTCGGTCTGCCCTGTCTTGAGGGCCTCTCTCAGGTAGGGCTTACACATCCCACACCCACCCCCGCACCCAAGGATGCGTTGAATGTCCTCAATCGTCCACCCCTCGGGCCTTGCTCGCTTGATGACTTCCTTGAACGGCGTGTCATAACAGACGCATCGGTCAATCCTCATGCCAGTCCAAGTTCCTTAAGACGGGCGAGAGTCGTGGCGACACTCGTATGCTTGATGCCGATGCCACCTGCGGCCTCCCACTCGGCGATGTTCTTGCCCCAGTCATCAATCAGGATGTTGGCCGTGCCACCCGTCTTGGCGTAGAGTTTCTTCTCGGGACGAGTGACAAGATGAACCTTATTGGGGAGGGGATTGAGGTTCTTCTTAATCCACTCGGCCTTGTCAGCCTTTCCGTTCGGTTGCCATTTAGTCGGGTATGCTGACAGGATGCGAACATCGTGGCGGGTGATTGCCTGCCACAGACGCTTGGCCCCTGCCATGAACGGGAGTTCGGCGAAGAGGTGGGGATACTTCTCGTCAATCTCGGGCTTCTTCGGATTGACGAACTCGTCAAAGGTTCCGTTGGTCAGTTTCTTGCCGTACAACTTCCCGATGTGGCCCACGAGGTCGGCAAGCACCCCGTCCATGTCGCAGTAGATGATGGGCTTGGCCTTGGCTTCGGTCAGGTATTGTTGAAAGTCTTTCATTCGGGAATGTCCACTAAGCCTTGCTGAACGGCGAACACACCCAATATCTTACCCGCTTCAAGGTCGGAAGGGAAGTGTACACCGCCAATAATTCTGCTTTCGCTGATACGCTCGGCGAACCTATCAAACACCGCATGGAACTCAGGATATCGGACCTTGAGGGCCGTTGAGAACATCCATGCGTCAAAGGAATGTCCTGAGGGGTAGGCAGGTGTTTGGGGGTCGGACACGATGGGCATGATGGTCTTACCCAACAGGGGAGCCAACTGGTACGGGCGGGGGCGGGCGTGATACATTTTCGTGTAGAGGCTGAGGCCGTTGCCCTGCGTTGCCATGGCATTAAACCATCGCCATGAGTAAGTTTCACCCGTCTGGCGGGAAGCGATGTCCGCCCACATTTCATAATGGTTGCGAGGGTCATCAACCTTAACAGCGAAGTCTTGCTTCCACGGAGGGGAGTCCACCATTCGCTGTATCATCGTGTTCAACTCAAGCACCGTTTCCGTGCTTCCGTTAGGGAACGGACGGGGAATCGGAGCGGCGGGGAGACCCTCGGCAATGCGATTCAGGTAGCGACCAAGGGCCTTCGTGGGGTCATCACGGTCGGCCTGAATCGTGGCGATATCCTTCTGGCGCATTGGGCCATAGGTAAGCGTGTCAATCTCACTATGGCTACCGAATGTCATCATTTGAGTCGGAGGAGATACTTGGTCTGATTGACGGCCCCAAGCATCTCGTCACGGATGTTGAGAAGGTCGGAGTCGCCGTCTTTGAGGAATGTCGGAAGTTCTTTCGTGAGGTAGGTCACGAGGCCGTCAAGGAACACCATCACCTCTTTGTTGGAGGCATAGTTGGAGGCTGTGAAGGAGAAGCCCTCCTTGGCCATCGGGACGCTTCCACGACTGCCCGAGAAGGATTCAATGAAGGTGTCAATGAGTCCGTCAAGAGACTCATAGAGTTTGCCCAGAGCCTTATGCTCGGCATAAGACTTGGTTTGCCAATGGTAGATACGAAGTTGTGCCTGTACGCTGAGGAGTTTGGTTACGATGTTCATGGACTTATTTAGTCGCCTTGGGCTTCCTGATAACCTTGTCCTTTGGTTTGTCCTTCTTGCCGAAAATCTTGTCGTAATTGTCCGACCACTTCTTCCAGTCCACGGGGCGGTAAGTGTCGCCCTTTCCTGCCTGTCCGTTCATGACTCCACCTTCCACCACTGAGGTACACGGGCTGTCTTCCACACGGCGAACCGCCGCTTCTCACCCATGTAGTACTGACGATAAGCCGTCACCGCATCGCCCGCCACCCGATACTGGTCGGGCATGGCCTGAGCGAAGGGCGTGATGCTGTCGGCCTTGGCGATGCCCTTGGGCGGGTTCTTGAGCATCCCGTGTACAAGTTCGTCCATGCTGTGAGCCTTGTGGTAGCGAACGGTATACTCGTCCAACAGACCCACGGCGTGCCGCTGAAGCCACAGGTAGTTTTGGTCGTTTTCCATCGTCCACTTGGTACAGGGATGGTTGACCATGACAGCGAGGCACAGGGCATCATCCATGTTGGGGTCGGGGTGCGACCAATCCTTCATGCGCCTGCCCGTGAGCGTGAGGCGTGTGCGAGGCTTGCCGTCAAGGACACGATGGGCGGTGGAGAGCATCTGGGCACTTTCAACAATCATCTTACACACATGACGGTCGCAAAGATCACGGGCGGCTTGGCGAGGTTCGCTGTCTACCACAAAAATGTTCATCTATGATCCTTTCGTTTCTTCAACATACTTTACAATAGCCCTGAGTTCTTCTAGAGTAGCATCTCGTTTGATGCGATTTGCTCTATCTGAAATCACTCTGACATTTCCTTTTACATACCCAAGTTCTGGGACGATTCTGTCTAAACTGGGAGAACAACTATCAAATTTTCCAACTCCACGCTTTAGACTCACCCCAAGAACTGGACACTTATCTGGTATGATAGACTTCAGGTATTCTTCGTCAAGGTCAAATGGCAATTGTTTTTTCTTCGCTCTTTGCTTTGCCAGAGAAAGCATAGAGTATCCGAGACACTCTCTTCTTTTTCTTTCCCGATCTGCCTTTGCTCGTTTGTCGGCAGGGGTCATTGCGCCCGATGTTTTGAGATTGATACAATCCCGACAGGTATGTCTAGGATAGTGTTTGCCATTGTGACTCTTGAACACCTGAAAACGATCAATAGGCTTGTCTTGTTTACAGTTTCTACACATTTTGGTGTTTGACATACACCTATTTATGTGTTAGGCATTTTTGCTTGTATTCCTACCACAAAGATATTCACTTGACCAACTCCTCAATCTTACAGGCGATGCCGTAGTTCTCATCCACGAGAACCTCCAGTTCACCCAACCTGCGATTATACCCCTCTATGAGAAGCGGGTCATCCGTGGCTTCAAGTTTTTGTGCGATGGCCACCATCTCGTCAAGGTACGACAGAGAGACGGAGACATACTCACGCTGAAGACGGAGAACGCTTTTCACGGTTTCGGAAGACATGGAACGCCTCATCCTTTTCTCCCCCTCCCCAATCAGGGTGACAGGATTTGAACCTGCGACCTTCTGGACCCAAACCAGACGCTCTACCAAACTGAGCCACACCCTGAAAACAGGATGACGGGATTTGAACCCGTGCGAATCAGGATTGTGGGGTGAGGCCCATGGCCTCTCTTGGCACGATTCGGATGCCACCCACATTCCACCTTTTCTTTGCGTGTCCCACCACGCCGCATCCTGAAACCCCCACCCATAATGAGCGTCACCATTTGCATGGGAGAGGCTCGGTGGGGCAGTGGTTTGCAAATTGCCCGGGCCGCAAACCACCATTATTCTATCAGCCTGCGAGGAACCTACCCTCGTTGACGGACTTGCGTGCCTCACGCATGACCTTCTCGTTGGCCTCACGGTAGCCTATGTTATACTCTTCTCCATACGGTGAATCATAGTACTGAGTAGGATCTTTGTAAACCTTATTCGGCTTTCCTGTCATGCGGTCATTGTAGCCGTCTCTGTATCCTTGACCTGGTGTGTATTCCATGACTATCGCTCCTTCATAAAACCCTGCCCCGCCGTTTCTGGTCGGGGACAGAGTATGTAGACTACTTACTGACGGGGGCCGCCACGGGGAGCGTCACCACGCTCGGCGATGCGCTCACGCCACTCGCCACGGTCGGCTTGGTTGTTGGCGATGTTGTAGAGCGACCATGCGATGACAACGAGCGAGGCCGTCTTGAGGAAGCAACTGATGTTGCACCACGAGAGACCGAAGCCGTTGTTACCACCCGTACACGAACCATTATTCACATTACACTTCATACAAACTCCTTACGGATTGGGAGTGGAACTATCTCCACTCGGGTTAGATGGCATATAACTGCGGCGAGCGAGGAGGTTCAATGTACCATGGTTTCGCTGATTGACCTCATCCTGCGCCTCAAGTCTTGCCAATATCATCTCTGTTCGGAAGATGGCGATGAGTGAGACCACGAGTCCCGCCACGCCAACCCAGAACGCCGTCCTGTTCAAAAACTTCTTATCTTTCATACTCTCTCTCCTTATGCTACTTTGATGTTAAGCGTGATGTCATCGGTCGGGGTCTGGCCTTCCTTGACCTCAAGGTGAACAATCTTACGCTCGTCGTGCTTGGCTCCGAAGAGGCTGACGGAGGAGCCAATCGTCACGAACGGGCCGCCCTCAAAGTCCATGAACTGAATCGTGCCGTCCTTGTCCCACCCAAGTCGGTGGTAGAGGGAGCGACCAGAGAGGGTATACTTGTCATCGGCGACCTTAAGCAAGGTACGCTTGTCACCATTACGACTACGAATCACGGTTGGTTTGCTTGCCATAGTTCCTTCTCAAATAGTGGTGGGGGGATAGTTCTGAGCCTCTTCCCACTCCATCACGCTGTCCACACGGAAGCCACGCCAGTCCTTCTTCTCCATGTCCCATACAGAGACGAACGAGTCGGACTTCTTCGGCTTGGGTTTGGTGGCCTCCTGTCCGCCCGTGTCTTTCGGAGGAGGCAGGTGTTCGGCCTTGAGTGTGCCGAACATGGTACGGGTCGTGCCGTCCACCTTGGTGAAGGTGATTCGGTACACGCCTCTCTTGAGGGCTTGGAGCATTTGCTCACGATTGGGAAGAATTGTTTCCATGACGAAGAGTGTAGCAGATGCGAGGGCTTTGTCAACCCCCTTTTCCGCTATTCACCGATTAGGCTTTTGGACGGGGAGGGGCGATGTTCGTTTCTTTGTACTTGGCGGCGAGTTCGGGGGAGATTTCCTTAGAGGTGGGAGCGAGTTTCTCCACAGCCTTAAGGACTTTATTCAGACCCGTCTCATCCAAGGCACTTTCGCCTGCCTTCTTCAGGCGAATGTATTGGGGCACGAACGACGATCCGTCATTCATGACCACGGCGATGTCACCGTTGATGCCCAAACTTCCATAGTTCTTGAACACCAACTCCGTCATCGTCTTCTTGGCCCCGAAGTGGGTGTCAAGAAGAATAAAGTTCGGTACACGGCGACCACGCTCATAGTTGCGGGCGAGTGCGACCTTGTAGTCGGCGAGAACCCACACGATGTGAATGTTTTCGGGTTTGTATCCGTGGTTGCGGAGCATCGTCGCCATTTCACCCGCCGCTCCCTCACGCTGAAGAGTTCGGTCAAGGATGATGTTCGGCTTGAAGTCGCTGTCCTTGTTCGCCTGAAGGGTGAGGAAGAACTGCTTCTGCTCAAGCCCGAGTTTCTTCACGAGTTCGTGGAGTTCGCTCACATTCTCTGCGTTGCGAAGATCCATGCTCGCCAACCTGTCAGCGACATCCTTGATGTTAATCTTGCTCGGGTCTTTCGTATTCAGAATGTTGAGGAGTGGTTTGAGACCAGGTGCGACCCGTCCGCCACCACCCGGAGCCATTTTGAGTTTGTCCTTCATGGCCACGAGTTTCTTGGCGAGGTCAATGAGCGTGACCTTCAGGGCATCGGGGTCATAAACCTTCCAGTTGCCACCTGCGCTTGGGCCGATGAGAGTGTTGATGACATGGCCCTTGCCCGAGCCTGCGCCACCTGCGAGGATGACGGCTTGGTTGTACTTCTCATTCTTGCCGAGAATGAGGAGGCGTTCAACGAGCATCTCACGGAAGTTTTCAAAGAGGATGGGCATCTGGGGTTCCTTACACTTTCAACTTCGGCTCTGGGGCCATAAAGTCTCTCTTCTTCATCGCTGTCAGCATCACCATGCTTTTCTGTCGGCCATCCCACTTGAGAGTGAAGGGCATATTGAGTTCCTTACTCACATCGTTAATGATGGCTTTCCAGTCGGCCTTGTGACCCTTAATCTTATCGGAATATTTAGCGTATGTCTTACGGAAGGCATCCTGAATCTCGGGGATGGTGACCGTGCCGCCGTAGCCACGGCTTCCGTTGATGCGCTCCCAGAAGTGCTTGGTGAAGGCGATGTCAAGTCCCGCCGTCTTGAACATCTGGTCAAGGACGGTCTCCAGTTTCTTCAGGTCGTTCCACGACACGAGCGGGGCCTTGGGCGTGGTCTCAGAGGGAGTCCGTACGGCAGGCGTGAATGTCCATGTCTCGTTGATGTATGACTTGAATGACTTCATATTACCTCTTGAGTGCTTGCCAGTCGGGGATGCGAACGAAACTCTTGTCAGTCACGACCTCGGGAAGGTTGTTGTGGGAAGCCTTCATCCATCGGAGGATGTCGCCCCGATGTTTGTTGGCGTACAGGGCGTTCTCCGCTTCCCACGGCTTGAATTTTTTCTTCTTGTCGCCGTCTGGATCGTTATAATCGGAAACATCCCAGTCGCCACGAACCATGTCCGCTTGGAAGTCCTTGGTGTAGGCCACCATCGCATTGGTGGTGGTAAGTTCGTTCAGCCAGTGACGAAATCGCATCATAAGGATTATTTATCAAATGACGAAGGGGGCTTTCGCCCCCTGCGGTCATGCCAAGGCAGAGACGAGAGTTACGACTCTCTTAGAACGAGACGGTGAAGCCGCCATAGGCGACCCAATCGGTCTCGTCAAATACGGGGTCAATATCCTGATGAACAGGCAGACCGATGCCGAACTCCAAGTTGAAGTGCTTGGAGGGGGTCCAACCGATTTCGGGACCCGCCAGAACCGTCAGACTCTCCGTGTCCGTGGCATACTGGACATCAAGATTGCCGCCGATGGCAAGCCAGTCGGAGGGGTTCCAAGTGAGTTCGGTCTCAGAGGACACTACGGCTTCCTCAACAGCACCACCGAGGGTGGGGTTGAAGCAAAAGCCGTCATAGATGTAGTCAAAGCGAACGGCTTCCGAAGCGGAGACCGTACCCCAGTCCACAGAGAAGGCCGCATCAAAGTGCGGGACTACATTGTCGGGGTCAAAGGCAGTATCAAAGACGGGGACGAGCGCACCGCCGCCGAGGGTGAACTTAGCGTCACCGCCGAGCGTCTTGCCATCCCAGATGGTGTAGTTTGCGAAGACATCAAGGCCCCCCACACCGAGGTCGCCCTGCTCAAAGGTCGGCATCGCCACACCGACCGAGAGGTCATCAACGAACAGCCCGTCAAACGAAACAACGGGAGTCAGCACGAGAACCGAGTCGGTCGCACCGTCAAACTTGTGGTAAGACGATTCAACCGAGAACGAAACTTTCGCCGCCGAATCGGTGATTCCGTCCTTGACAGAAGAGGCGGGTTGGGCCATCGTCACCGATGCCGATACGAGCGAGGCGAGAACTGCGAACTTGTTAAGAATACTCATGAACTTTTTACTCCTTACTAAAGGTTAGAAACTACACTCTCCTTGGCGAGAGAGGCTTAGTATATTGACAGGCAGACGGCTGTCAACCCATCAATCTCAAAAATTTTTGTTAGGTGGCCGTTAGGGGTTTAGCCACTCCTGCTTATGGATTGGCTTTCTTGGCGGCTTTCTCGGCCTTGCGGCGTTGAATCTCCAACTGCGCCTTGGTCTTGATGTCTTGGAGTTCCTTGAACGCATCCCGACCCGCACCTGGCAGGTCGGTCAGTTGCTTGACCACGGCATCGCCACCCTTGGTGAAGTCAATCTTGTACTTCTTTCCCCACTCCAGAACCATCTTCAGGGCGACCTCAGCGGCGGCCACCGTGGTCAGCCAGAAAATCTTATAGTTTCCGTTGGTGATGACAAGGGAACCTTGCGGATTGACATGAAGGCCGTCCTTGGACTTGACCTCGTTGAGGTTGGTCTTGCGGGTCACGCCATCCCAGTTTTCGTTAAAGTTTCGCATAAGATTATTTAGGCAAATAAAGAACCCCCCTTGTGGATTGGGGGGTTCTGGTACGCCTCGTACCCGAAGGACGAGGGGTGAAGGAGGCGAGAGGGCCTCCATGCTTATTTATGTCGGCTCGTTTCGCTCACACGCTCCATCTCGTCGGCAATCCTAAATGCGGCTTCCGCCACATATTGCATTGATTCGGGGTTGTCGGTTGCGCCGAAGCGTGAGAGCAAGCCTGTGATGATGTGTGCCGCAAAGTATTCACGGCGAGTCAGCGGTGTTGGAAATGTGTCTGGGTTCATCGCTCATCCTTTCTTCCCATAGGGTCGATGCCGTCCAACGCATCCACAGCCGCATCAACCGCCTGCTTTGCGATGGTGTTTTCGTCCACCAAATATCCACCAATCATCATCAAGTGTTCGTTGGCAACATCAGCCCAATACGAACCTTCAATATGGTCAAGGTGTGGCATCGACCGCCAAGTGGCAAGTTCTTGTGCCATCACTTTGATTGCCGCTTCAAGAGCATCAACACGATTCTGCAACGCATGAATATCTTCGCAGATGCCACAGTTGCGTGGGTGTTCGTTGTGAATGCACTTGTTCACTTGACGGCTCCTCTCGCCACATCAATCGCTCGGCAAGCAATCGGATTCTTGCGTGCGTTGGTGAGGCTGTTGCTACGAATCACAAAGTCCGAGCAGGTATAAAACACAACAATGGTCTCAGCCAACTCACGAATGGCTTCTTCAAGTTCAGCGATGCGTTTGGCTTGAGAAGCCGCTCCGTCTGCAACTCCATCAAGATATACATTATTGTCGCTCATTTCACGCTCCTCTCGACATTCGCTACAACCACAATACTTGCGACGACTCTCAATCGCCTGCTCAATCTGACGCTTGGTGAAACCTTCGAAACCTTCGTCGCTCATCGTGCCTCCCGTACATCACAAACGACCGTATCGCCGTTGGGCAAAGTGACCATCACAAACTTGCCTGCGGCGTGGTCTTTCACGCCTCGTGTGTGACCCAGATTCCATCCGATGTAAACACCCAACAGCAAAACCAAGATCACAAAAACTCCAAACACAACCGCTTGCGTATCTCCATATTTTGTCATGTAGTCGTTCATTTGTTACTCCAATCCTTTTGCCGCATCGGTGGCTTGTCGTGCATTCAGCACATTTTCCACACGATTCACGCCTTCGCACGAACATCCTTCAATATTATCTGGATGCAATTCAACGCCACAGTTGGCATCCCAATCACGCCATGCACGAATTTCGGTTTGCAACACAGCAATACGGGCACGCTCGTTGCGGATGATGCCGATGAGATTTCGCACCTCAGAGCCAACAATCATCTTGCTTGCATGGTCGTCTTTGGAACGCTCGTACAACTCCGTGAATTCGTCGAGAATGATTTTCTCGTTGTTCATTGCTTGTTCTCCATGGGTGTGACGGTGCAAATATCGCCAATCGGCTCAAGAAAAGCAGATTTACGAACTTGAATCGGACTGTGGCTTGGTGGCAGGAACATTTCAAAATACTGTTTTACTGGCAACTTGCAATACATCCATTTGAGGTTTTGGGGATTGCGGTCTTCGGGCTTATGCACACGATAGCCATAGATTCGCTGTCGTCGGGTCAACTTGCTACGACTGCGAGGCGTGTTGGCGGGCGTTGCACGAGTTTTGCGTTTCATCGCTTGTTCTCCAAGGCTTTACGCAACTGTGCGTTTTCTTGCGCCAACATATCGCACTCGGTACGATATTTCTGCATTTCGGCATACAAATCCAAAACCGATTTGATGGTCACGCAATCTCTCACTTGCGGCAACACACCCTGCTCTTGGAACACAAGAGGGTTTGCACCTTCGGATGCCATCAATGCACCCGCAAGGCGCAAGCGATAGATTTCCAACTCGTCAAGTGTCTCTCGGTAGTCTTCAAGATCGTAATATCGTTCTTCATTCTCTTGGTTCATTGCTTGTCCTTCCGTTGCTTGCGTCCGTCCCATCCGTGCTTTTCGATGTACTTCAATGGCCAACCAAAGTCGCCATCGCACACCCACACGGTCGGCTCGGGAGCGTCCCGTGTCTGATCGGGTGGCGGATACACGCCTTTCTCAATCATCTTGAGTGTCAGGTCGTTCATCATGCCCGTGCTGTACGAGCGACGATTGTGGGCGTAGCGTGCCGCCATCCATTGCAGGTCGCACAGGTCGCCCGTGCCAAAGAGAATGTCGTTCATCGCTCATCCTCCAATGCTCCCGTGTTGTCGGTGTTGGTAATGGCTTGCAGGATTCGGTTGCGATCTTCTTCGCCAAGCGTATTGAAGAGCATGTCTTCACGCTCGTCGGCATCACGCCACGCCCGAACCTCGGCTTGCAGAGCCATCAACTTGAGAACCATCTCCACGCTACCACAAAGCAACTGGTGGTACTGCTTGCGTAAGGTTTGCAAGTCCTGTTCGTCAAACTCCACATCGTCGTAGATGTCCATTGGCTATTCCTTTCAAGAAATCATAGCCCAGAACCCGACCGATGTCAAGCCCCTCACCAATTCATATTACTCACGGCCTCCTCCACGCTTCCAGAAGAGTTGTAGAGGAAGGCGGCTGTGAACTGCTCGTTTTGGTCATAGATGCGCTCCATGAGCCATCTGGAGGGAACGAAGGCATAGCCGATGAAGGTGTCATGGTCGCCATTGCTGTGGTCATAGACCTCAACCATTAAAACATTATCGCCGTAGTAGGAGGAGATTTTGTTCCAATACTCATCAATCTGCTCCGAAGTCGCCTCGGGCGGGGGAGCGTTGAGGGTGATGAAATCCTCACGCCAGACCACCGAGCCTTCCAAGTGGGTGTTGATGGTCTTCTTGACAATCACGAAGTCGGTGTAGAAGACCCGCCCCTCATGGAACTTAATCGTCTTGAGAACGGGGTCGGTCGGACTGGTGACAACGACCGCCTTGGGGAGGTTGAAGTGGGTCATCGTCCTCGTAAGGAACCGAAGCCACTTCGGGTTGAAGTCGGACTGAGGGCTGACTTGTGTGATGTCGTAGACTTTCCAGAGGTCGGGGACGGGGAAGAAATCATTTGTGTTCATAGCCAGAATACCTTTGCATAAAGGGCGATAAGGACGAGGGTCACGGGGCCGAAGACAGCATAGAAGATGATGGTGTCAAGGAGCGTGAGAGGGGGTTTGGATTGCTTTGACTGGCTCATGATGAGTTTCCTTTCAGCGAAGACCTCGCACGCCGTAGGGGGTCACGGCGTTCATGCCGCCGTCAGGGGCGAAGATGGAGCCACGGGTGTGCTTGGCGGGAGCGTTCCATGAAGCCGACCTGAGGATGTCGCCCTGCTTGACCGCCACGCCCTCCACGGCTCCGTCCACAAGGGCGACGAAGCCGATGCTGGACCGACTGCCGCCTCCCTCCTGCTTGACGATTCGGGCGAACTTCCGACCTTTCATCACGACGATTGTCGGTATGGGGAGGGTGCTGTAGTTCATTCGGTAGTAGTCATTCATCATTCCCTGCCAGCGGGCGATGAAGGTGGAGAGGGCGGTCTGGAAGGACGATTGAGTGGTGTTGTTCATATGCCTGATTATAGCGTCCCGATGACGGGGGTCAAGGGGTCATATGAAAATATTTTCAATCATCGTTTCCCGTTAGGGAGCCGTGCGGGTCACTCCTCAAAGGGAAGGGTGGGTCGCTCGGGAGGCGGGGACGGTTCGCCGTCACCGTACTGATGCCTTACGCCTTCCCATTCCGAACCCTTACTGAAGTTGTCCTCGGCCCACAGGGGACGAATGTTGGTGTAGTGCCATGCCTGCTCCTCCCACAGGGGGTCGGTGTGGTCAAAGGAAGCGAGGGGGCGGATGTGGTCGTAGTGCCACTCGCCATGGTTCTCCCATGTCATGCCCTCGGTGAACTGGGACTCCATATGGGCCTTGAAGACGGAAGGGGGGCAACCAAGCAGTCGGGTGAAATTCTTGGAGGAACGGAAAGCCTTGCCTTCGGCGATGTCGGTTTTAAGACGCTTGAGGACATCCCTTCGGCGACTGCGGCAATTGTGTATGGCCTTGTAGAGCGGGTCGTTGTTCAGCCGCTTACGCTGATAGTCACGCTTCTTCTCACGATACCTCTCACGGTTCTTCTCACGGTACTTGCGTTCAGCCTCACGGAACTTCTCAGGGTTCTCCTCACGGTACTTGCGGCAAGCCTCACGGTTCTTCCCAGGGTTCTTCTCACGCCACTTGCGACCCTTCTCACGGCTGTACTCAGGGTTCCTCTCACGCCACTTGCGGTTACGCTCACGCAACTTCTCACGGTTCTTCTCACTCCACTTGCGGTTAGCCTCACGGTTCTGTTGTAGCCTGCGCTCCCTGCGCTCCTCGTCGGTGAGATTGAGTTTCTTTCCCATAGGCGAGAGAGTGTACCAGAGAACGGGGGTGTGTCAAGCCCTCAGAACATGGAGATGAATCGGCGTTGCATCTCCCGCTTCTCCCGAAGGTAGTCGGAGGTGTTCTCTCTCGCTTCGGTCAGGGTCGAGTCCCGCTTCGGCCCCAGAGCGATGCGGTTCGTCCTGAGGCCCTTGGTCTTGATGCCGTCACCGACCCCGACCACGAACTCGGAGAGGGTCTCACGGTCAACCACCGCCACGCCCTGCCGATCACAGATGAGGAGGAAGGAGGCATAGGTGTCAGGAAGGCCACGGCCAAGACCAGAGCCACGGGAGTTGAGGAGTTGAAGGTCTTTCACGCAGTCACGAAGTCCACGCTTTCCATACAGGCAGTCTTCGGAGTACTTCATCTCGATGGTCGTGCCGTCAGGCATTTCATGGTCGGTTCCCAGACGGTCAACCCAACGAAGAAGTCCGTTGCTGTAGACCTCAAGGCTCTGCTCCAAGAGATCGGACTTGTCGAAGCGGTTCTTGAAGCCGTTGAGGGTGTCTCCGATGCCGTCCACGAGGGAGAAGAATCGGTTCCATTCAACATGGTCGGAGAGCCATCGGGCGATGTCTTGGGCTGTGTGTGTCGTGTTCATTCTGGGGGGGAGTATAGCAGGGGGTGAGGG